TATAAAGTTAATGATAAACTTAAATCAGCAATTTTACCACTATTCGAATTGTACCTAAGAAATGATTATTTGAATTCATACTTCTTAGATCAAATGAATATGGGTGGAACTGAATTCTTTAAAGGTTCAGTTGATAGAGTAAAACGTAGACAAGGTGCTTATTCTCCTGGTCTTAAAGGTTTAGTCAATTCACAAGTGGGTATGGCTAAGACTTTTAGAACAGCAGTTATAGAAGATCCAGAAAGAAGTTTAAAAGGAGATAATAACTATCTATTTAATCTATTAATATCTACAGGAATTATAAGTGAAGAAAGCATGACTCCTGAAGAACAGAATAGAATTTACAAAAACTTTGTTAATAAGTTTGGAGATTTTAATCCTGCTGATGCCCAAGGTTATATGTTACCTGAAAGAGCATCTGAATTACAGAAAGGATTTGGTGAGTCTTATCAAGTAGGTAATGTATTAAAACCAGCTCACTATGAGATTGATAAGAATGGTATACCTCGAATGGTTAAATATTCAGCTGTAGTTCTTACAGATGAATTAGTTAAAGACTTTCCTCAATTAGGACATCTTAGAAATAAGATGAGAAAAGCTAATACAGGAGAGATAGTATATTATACAGCATTTAAAGTTGGTGCTCCAGAAGCTAGACTTGGAATGACTAAGAATGAAAAAGGAAAATATAATTTCTCTGATGAAGAATTCAATAAATTATTTGAGGATAATGATTATTCATTTCCTGAAGAATCTATTGTAGAATTATCTAATGAAAGATATAAGTTACAATTAAATCCAGAACATGATTTAAATAGTACTGTTGCTAAACCAACACAACTATTCTATTTCTTAAAAATTCTAAATACTAATTTAGAAGCAGCTTCACGAGTATATGATTCGTTAGCTAAGATAATGGATATGGAACTTAATGAGTTTAAAGACAATTATATTAATCCAGATAATACATTTAAAACAGAAGCTTTTATTAGTTATCTAATTAAGAAAGGTGCAAATTCTGCTACTGAAGTATATCATGAAATATTAGCTGAGTTATATAATCCTGTTCAATTAAAAAATAAAGGTAAAGACTTAAAGCCATGGAATTTCCCTGGTATCGAAGATAAAATTGTTACCCAGTTTTCATCTACACTACAAAATGATGTTGTACAAACTAAGTTTAAAGGAACTAAGTTAGTATTAATGTCACAAGTAGGTGCTAATATGGAAGGTCTTGATAGATTGAAATATAAAACAGATGAAAATGGTAATCTATATGCTGAGATTTACTTACCTAAGAAATTCTTAAAACCAGAGATAGAAGAGAAGATGAAACAATCTGAATCTCATATATTCTTTGATCCAGAACTTCTTGGATTTCGTATTCCATCATCTGAGTTACACTCTGGTATTCCTATTAGAGTTGCTGGATTTCATAATTTAGGTTCTAATGTTATTATTGCACCAGAAGAATTAGTACCATTGCATGGTTCTGACTTTGACGTAGATGCATTATATGTTATTACTCAAGAAACAAAAGGAGCACAACCTATTGGTTATAAAGATGTTAATGGTCAATATGTATTTATGGAAGAATCAGAATTCTTACAATCCATATCTGATGTACCTGAAAATGAAAAGAAAACTTTACTTAAATCTTATTATAAGAATAGAGTATCTAATACACTAATTAAAACTATATCATCAAAAGATAATAGAGAGAGAATGATTTCTCCTATTAGTATGACTAAAGTAAAAGAAATTATAAAAAATCTATTTGATAAGGAAAAAGGTAATCCTAATTTAGATCCATCAGGAAAAATAGATGAGTCATCTGCTATTGATAAACAAAAAGTTCACTCTTCTTCAATGAATGGTAGAGATGGTACTGGTATCTTTGCTAACTTTGCAAAAGGTTTAGCTTATATATTACATACATCATCTGATACAGAGAATTCTTTAATACTAAAACAAACAGATAAACTTCCATATTTTACAAATGATCTACCATTAAACAAATTAGAAGATGTAATTCATTTATGGGAAGACTTAGATTCTTTATTAAATGCTGCAATTGATAATGTTAAAGAACAAGTATTACCAAAGTTAAATTTAAATGGAACAACTATTCCTACATTTGCAATGATGTTAGGTTTAGGTATACCATTAGAAGAAGCTTCTAATATAATGGTTCAACCTATTATTAAGCATTTAAGTGGTATTTCAGGTAAAGATAAAAATACATCTAAAGGTGTTATAAGTGCAACTAATTTAATAAAAGGTAAGCTTAGACAATTTGTAGGTAATCAAAATATGTCTAAAAGTCAAGCTCAATTTATTATAAATTTCTTAGAGGATACTATTGAAGATGATCAGATAATTCTAAGTAATAAAGAAATAGAAAAAGCTATTTCAAAAGAAATAGTTTCTAATTCTAATATAAGTGTCAATGATATTAATGATTTGTCTGTACTTATTACACAAGCTAAAGTCCTTGAAAATTATAAGAGAACTGAAGCAATTGTTAATGAGTTTAATAAAATAGTTAGATACTTATCTATCATTCGTGATTTACCTGTATTCTCAAATAAAATTAATGAGTTAATTGATTTAAAGAGTCAAATATGGGATGAGAATAATAAAACATTAGGAAGCTTTCCATTTAATGTGGATAATTTCTTTGAGTCTAATCCTCATATTGCTAAGTCAGATGAAGTATTACAATTACAAAGAGAGTTGTTAAATAAAAACTTTTTTAAACACTCAGATAAAATTCAAGACTTTTTCTCAACATTAAACCATTTAACATTTGATGTTAATAAGTTTAATGATATAAAATATAAACAAGATGAGTTTATTAAGTTCATCTATTCATCATTGTACTTTACAGGTAGTAATATCAACATTACTCCTTTTAATTATAAGATTAGAAACTTTAAATCTAATAAACAATTATTAGGACAAGAAGCATTTGTTCAACATTTTGTTAATAAGATTAGAGTCTTAAAAGATATAATGCCTGATAATTATTTTATCAAAAGATTCTCTTCTTTAGATTCTGGATATTCTTCAGATTTAAAAAGATTAGCATTCTATCTTGATAATAAAATAACTCCTTTAGATAAAGCTGAATTTGAAGCTGCATTTAAAGAGCTAGCTAAATATGATATTAGAGATATATCCAAAGATGAATATAATGGCTTAAAGAATGAAAATTTAAAATACAAATTTGGAGATAATTTCTATCGAGTAGTACATAGAGATCCAACAGCTGAAGGTCAGTCAAGAACATCTGATTTACAAAGAGAATTTGTACAATATAATATTCTTACTGAAGGTATGCGTAATAGTTCATCTTCATACTCTCAATTGTTACCTGGTTTTATTTATAGAGATCAGTATTATAATTATGAGAATCTAATGAAAAATATTTTAAATAATTTCTCATTAAAAGAGTTATCTAATATATATCATGTTTACAATTCTAACATTACTACTACTAATGCAGATAAAATGTTAGACTTTAATGATCCTTATGAATTTAAAAATGAAAGTAATTATTTCTATGATTCAGGTAATCAAAGAATCTATTATGATATAACAACTGCTTTTAATAATAATTCAGCTGAATTTATTAAAATTAAACATCCAGTTTATAAATCGAACTTTAAAAGTCAAGAAGACTTTGAAGATAATTTTGATAGCTTAGAATCTAATCCTGAAGATGGTGATGAAAGATCTGAAAGAAAACCAGATTACTATCAAACTAAAGTATACAAGCTTGTATATTCAAATAGTGAAAAAGCTTTTTATCAATTAGTTTCTTTAATTAAGAATAATAAAGTTTACAAAAGTAATTCACAAATTTTTAGTAATTCTAACGAAGGATTATATAATAGATTTGCACCTGATTACTTTCATATTAAGTATTCTACTCTTGAAAATGGAAAAATTACTTTAGCTAATGAAACTAATTCAAACTTCTTGTTAAATAAAATAGGTTCTAGTAATATTCCAGTTAAAATATCTATATCAGATATTAATGATCCATTAAGATTAGATACTAAATTTATTCAGATAGATAAAATAAATACTGAAACAAGACTAGTTACTTTTACAGAAATACCAGAAAGTGAAAGACCAATGGTACCATTAGTAAATGAGATTGTTAAATTAGAACCTTCTAAAGAAACAATTAAAGTTGATAAAACTAACACTGAAAAAGCTTCATTTACTACTGGAACTCAAAGTTTAGCTGATGTAATTAATCAAGCAAACAAATTTTTAGATCCAATACACTATGAATTAGTAAAAGTATTAAAACCATTTATAACATTTAATAACACAACTGTTGAATTCGGATTTGACTTTCCTAAGAAAAAGAAAACTGAGAAGACTCTTGGTATGTGGACTAAAGTAGGTAATGGTAAATCTTATATTATACAAATGAGTAGTGATTTAAAAACGAATGGTGAATTGTCTAAAACATTTACTCATGAGTTATTACATCATGCAGCTTATAATGTTCTTAATAAAGAAGAAAACTTATTAACTACTCAACAAAAAGAAGCTAAAAAAAGATTAGAATCTCTTTATAGAGCAGCAGTTCTTGAGGGTAAAAAAGATAATAAAAATAAGATTAATACTTATGCTTTAACTAATTTAGATGAATTTGTATCTGAAGCATTTTCTAATAAAGAATTTCAACAATGGCTAGCTTCTAAAAAGGTTAATAAGAAATCTTTATGGACTAGATTTAAAAATGCTATTGCAAATATTTTTGGTGTGTCTGAAGGCAATATGTTATATGAAGTTATTAATAGTACATTAGAATTAGTATCTAATGATTCTAATACTTCAATAGAAGAAGACTCAGATATATCAATCAGCATGAGTAATGTAGCTCCTCTTCGTGTACCTAACTATCAAGAAAATTTTATTGAAGTTAGAAAAGCTTCTGATGATATAGGATTGAAATTAGGTAAAGATCAGAATGGTGAAGAGTTAGATTATTATGAGTCAGATAAACAAAAATTTGATCGTTCAACTAATGAATTAAAAGGATTCCAGACTTATTTTATAAAAGGATATAATTATGAAAGGTATAAACAAGGACCAATAATTTATAGAGCTAAAGAATTATTTAAGAATGTTCCTGAAGGAGAAACGTTATATATTCCTAAATTTTCAAAAAATGTTACAGAAGAAGAGTATATTAAAGAAGATACAATATTAAGAGATCAAGCTTTATTAAGAGGTAAAATGACTGAGTCTTTATTTAAATATATGATTACAAGAGATGATACAGCAAGACAAGAAGTATTATCTTACATGGACAAATTACCTTCTGAAATCTATGATAAAATATTATTATTACAAGATAATGATATAATTAGAAAAATAGTTTTCAATAAAATGAAATCTAATCTTTTAAATAACGATGGAAGTAAAATAGATTTTTCTATCCCTACATTTTCTAAGTCATTAAGTAAAGCAGGTACAATAGATATGATGATTCGTCATACAGATGGAGAGTATTCTTTATTTGATATGAAAACATCTCAATTCTTCTCTGAAGGAGATTTCACTAACATGTTTGCTTATGGTTTAACTAATGAATTTAATATTACATATACTGAAAGAAACAAAGCTAAGTTACAAATCATGTTCTATGCTTTAATGGTTAGATTAAATAATCCAAATATCAAGTTTAAAAAACTCTCAATACTTCATCTACCTATAACAAACTCTAAAGAAAATTTTATGAAATTGTTAGATAGAAATACTTTATCAGATGATATTGTTGAAGTTAATTCTTTCTTACCAATGATTAAATCTTTTTTAGAAAATAAAAAACACCAATTACATTTAGGATTAATTAAAGAGGGAGATAAATCTTTATATGAACAACTGGAAGAAGAATACAAAGTTAATGGTGGAACATCAATAGATGATTTATTTAATTCAAAAAATTATATAAATTCTTATGATCCAAATTTTGGAAGTAATTTAAGTACAGTTACATATGGTAAAGAATTATTAACTAAAAAAAGTGAAGAAGAAAAAATACTTCAAGAAATATTATTACTAGATTCTACAGAAAGAGACGATTTAAAAATAATGAATCCTACAAAAGATGAAGTTGAGATTAAAAGATTTGGTGAAAATGTTAAGATTAAGTCTTTAGAAAAATACAGAAAAGAAAGATTACTGGAATTAATTCAGCAATGGATAAATTTAACTGGTGATAAAGGATTAGTTTACTTATCAACTAAAGATATAGATTTTTTACATCTAAATATAGGTAGTAATAAAGATATAGATAATAATCCTATCTTTGCTACATGGAATAAGTTTAAGTTTGCAAGACAAAATAAAGCTCGATTTGCAACTGAAGAAAAAGTATTAGAATTAAGATCTTTAGTAGATAAAGTACTTCCTAAATCTTCACCTATTAATATGAACTCCCAAAGAAAATTATTTGGTAAGTTTATTAAAAAAGAATATAATCAAAAATTAGGTAAAACGATAGAAAGATTAGTTCATAAAGATTTAAATGATGCTGAATACATTTCTTTAAGTAATGATGAAAAAGCATTTGTAGATTATATAAATAATACTTTTGCTTCTTACTTCTCTAAAGATGCTTATTTAAATACAGTTGGTAGTTTCTATATTAATGATAGAGGACAGACCGAAGGTATTACACATCTTGAAGCTTATAATAAAGGTAAAGATCCATTTGAATATTATCCAGGATGGTTTCCTAAAACTCCAATTCTACCTGAAGAATATCAGGAAAGAATTATGCAAGAAAAAGGAACTATTGAAGGTGGAAAAAAGTTAATATCCAACTGGGCTAATAGACAATTAACAAAATACTTTGAGAATCTATTCAATATTAACGAAGACACTGCAGCAATACCAATTAAATATTTAGGAAATAGTGAAATTGAAGACAAACAATTATACTCTGTAAAACTAGATAAAGTATTTGAGATGTTTATTGATGCGATAGAAAGAAAGATTCACTTAGATGAAGTATATCATACAGGTCGTGCTATTACAATGTTATTACAAGAAGATAATGATACAACTGGTCCAACATCATATTTTGATCCAGAATCAAAACAATGGAAACAAAAGTATGAAAATTTAACTAAATTTATAAAAGATAGAATTGAATATGAAATTAAGGATATTCCTATTACAAAAGTCAATTATCTAAACAAAGAATTAATAGTTGGAGATAAGAAAATTGATATTGATAAGTCAATGCTATTATTATCTCAAGGTGCAACTGCATCAGTAATGTGGTTAAAACCTATTTCTGGTTTGGGTAATATGTTAATGGGTAATATGGTTAAGTACAAAGAAGCTTTAAAATATTCAGTAGGTAAAAGATTAATTGGTGAGTTGGATTCTAAACAGATAGATTATACTTATAGTGATGCATTATGGGCTGAAAAAGAATATATGAAACTATCAGCTGATTCAATGATGGGAGAAAGTAAATTGTATTCTAATAAATTGTTTTTAATTGCTGAAAAATTTGGATACTTAGCAGATAATTATCGATTTGGTTCTAATTCAAGAAAATTTAAATCAGATCGAAATCCATTATTTAGTTCTGATAATATGTATATTTTTCATACAATAGGTGAGAAATATTTATCTTATACTACATTAGCTGCACAGCTTAAACATTATACAATTAAAGTCGATGGTAAAGATGTACCTATATATGATTTATATAAAGCTGTACCAATTGAAGGAAGTAAATACAGTAAACTAGAATGGATTGGTCCAGAAAGAACTATTCAGGATGGTAATGTTACAAGAAAAGTAAATGGAATATCTGATGATGAAATGTATAGATTCAAAGCTGTATCTGCAAGAATGCAAGGTGATTATAGACGTGAAGAATCAATTAGATTAGAACACTATGCACTAGGTAAGATAACAGTGGTTCTAAAAAAATTCTTTCCAAGATTAATACTTAATGGTCTTCAAGGTAAACAACCATCAAGAGCTTTAGGTTGGTATAATGAAGTTAGCAAAAAAGACGAGAATGGTAATGATATTACAGTTCTTGAATGGAATGCTAGAGAAATAGAAGGTAAATGGAGAACATTAGCAAATGCATTTGCAGCTATTATTAGAATAAACCCACATATATCAGCTGCTGGAGGTTTCATGGAATATTGGAGTAGAGCAAGTAACGAACAGAAATTAAATCTAATTGATGCTTTAGTTACTGCTTCATTTGTTATATTAGCTTATGGTGGTTATATATTATTATTTGGAGATGCTGATGATGATGATACTTGGAAAAAAGCATGGAAGACTTATCTAATTGATAATGCCTCACAGCAATACAACTTTATTGACCTATTAAGAACAGGAACAACAGTTGCTACTCCAGTAGTTGTTAAAAAAGCATATGACTTTGCAACTGCAGGTACTCAATTAATTTTGTTTAATGGATTAGATGAAATCTTTAATGATGGGGAGAATGTAAGAACAGAAAAAGGTGATATAAGAGGTTTAAATACTTTCCTTAAATCAGTACCTTACACTGCATTTGGTCAGGATTTTTATAATAAAGTAAATAACATTAATGTTGATCAGTATGGATTTTTTGATTTTAAAGATAATAAATTGAGATAAATTGAGGTTAGCAAATTTTTTAAAGCCAGAGTTTCATTGCTCTGGCTTTAAATTTTATTTCTTCTTATAAACTTCGATTAAGTCTTCAAAATTAATATCTTTAGAATATTCAACGGGATCATATCTATTATAAATCTTACTTTGATTATGAAATACATATTTATAAATGGTATTACAATAAGATCCTCCTCCAATTTTTTTTTTCTCTAATAAATCAATAAGTATAATTAGTACTTGTTCCATAGTACAACTTGGAAAATAGCATCTACAAGTTAAGAATATATCACCAAGTGATCTACGCTTATTTGTATTACATACTGGTTTTAATGTTATACTATCAACTGTGTACCAATTATAATTATATGATGATATAAAATATTGAATAAACTTTTCCAAATTATGAGACATATAATCATTAATTATTGGAGTACCACTGTGATCAGCTAAGAAAAAAAATCTATCAGAATTTCCTTCTAATACAAATTCTTCATGTTTATTAATAACTCCTTTAACTCTTTTTAATCTGTCTCGAATCTTCTTTAATTCTCGTATTTTTTCTCTGGTATTTTTAATAGGAATTATAATTATTTTTTCAAATAAGAATATCACTATTACTGGTAATACTATGATATTGGCTACTATACCTAATCCTAACATTAACCAACCCATACCATAGGTACAAATTACATTGAGTAAAAAGAATCTTGCGATAATTGGATTTTTATCTTCATCACTAAAGGCGAGTAAATTCTCTTCAATTTCAGATTGGAATTTACCTTTAATGCTGAAGACTTCTTTAATAATTTCAAACATCTATTCTGCTGATTTTGAAGTGTGTTCTTTTTTACAGACTGTACATCTGTATCTGTTCGGTTCAGCACCTTTTTTAGGTGCATGGTTCATGAGTCGTTTACCAACTCCATATGTCTTGTCCTGAAATTCATTTTTACAAGAACAAGGTAAGATTTTAATATTCTTTGTCATATTATTAGTTATTAGTTACCCAAAGTGTTAATATATTACCAGAACGTGGATTCTTGTAGGTTTTTACTTTTACCCAATGTTTAGATAGTGGTAAAGCTTTTTCTAAGATTTTAGAATGTCCTGCACCATTGGTATTCATAAACAATGTGCAACCATTAGCAAAACTAACAACACCATCCAATAAATCGGCTAAATGAAGTAAGTTTTTATCAGAAGATGAAGCAGAAAGTTCACCTAATTCTAAAAATCCACAAGTATGTACTGCTGCACTTACTTCATAGCTAAAGAAAACTTCATCGCCTTTTTCATCTATAACTTTTGAAAAGCCATAATCTGTGCCTTCATCTACGGAAGTATCATCGTATTTATCTTCCATCATGTTTGCAAAAGCTGGATGTTCGTCATACTCTTCATTATCCACATAATATGGATACTTTTTAACAGGTTTTTCCTGTTTTGTAATTACCTTTTTTACAATGGTAGTTACTTTTGCTGGAACACCAGCTTTTCTTGTTTGTTTTGCCATTATTTTAATATGAATTTAAACGTTCACGAATTTCAGTTAAAGATTGCTCTTTAACTAATTTACCATTTAGGAACACAGTCTGTAATAGACCTGCTTTTTCCTCTGTTTTTGTTTGTCGGTCTAAGCACATTAATGTACCTGTTGTATTACCTTCAAAATCAGGACCAACAACTCTGATTAAACCAGCTTTAGATTTCTTTTCACCACTATCGGTAATAGGAGCTTTAAAGATTTCTCTTCCAACTCCATCTACTTCACCGTAAGTAGCTTTCATTGCAAATCCAAATGTATCTCTGGTATTCATTTGATAGGTAAAAGAACCAACACCAAATACGATATTGTTAGAAGCAAAACCTTTAGCTTTAAGTCTTTCACAAATTTCCTTAGCTCTTTCTAAAGTGATTGAATCACCATAAATTGCTCCAATAGATTCATGAAGAACTTTATATTCTTGCTCGGTTTTGTTTCCACCAAAGACATCCCAAAGAAGTTCAATAACACCTTTGTATTGTTCTTTTGTCCAAGTAAATTCATGACCTTTTGAGTCACAAATATCTTTGTATTGCTCATAAGTATGATGAGAACTTTTAGGATGTCCACAGATAATATCTACCGGATCGCCTGAATCAGGACGAATAACCAGTTTACCATTTCTTTCCATAATTTGTTCTCTCAATACAGGTAAGTATTTGGTTAATACTTTCCATAGATTCCATGTATCTGATACTACTGATAAAATACCAGAAGGATATAAATCAATAAGTCTTTTGAATGTACCTATTTCATCATCCTTTGTACCCATACACATTACACTATGCTCTGTTGCTGGAACCGAACAGCCTACCAATTCTTTTTCAACATCGGCTTTATAATATGTTTCAAGAAAAGTGATTGCAGGAATAGTGTCAGTACCCACAAAAGAAAGCAAGTGACCACCACCGCTAGTAATAGCACTTTCAAGAGAAGACATACCACGCATGGAAAAATCATGTGCCTGGAACTGTACTCCTTCTGTAGAGCCTGTAGTTTCAATACTGTACTTATTGAGTAACTTCTTATATTCATATGCAATAGTTGCTGATGTCATTGGCTGCCATACTGTGCAGCTTAATATTGTTTCTAAATAATTAACCAACCAGTATGCATGGTCAACTGTGTTTGTAATTGTTACACATGGAACTCCGATAGGACATAACGTGCCTTCTGGTAATGCTTTAATTTCTAATGGAAGATATTGCAAATCCCATAGTTTTTCTAAATGCTCCAGACCCACACTGTCTTTACCTAGTGTAGCATCCATTATTCTTTTATATCTTCGAAGAACTCTTGCTTTTGCAATGTTTTTGTTCTCTTCATTAGCAGTACTGTTATCTACTTTCAAATAACGAAAAAAGTTTTCGTTCCATTGTTTAATTAAATATTCTAAAATAAAATACTGCAATCCAAAAACTACAATATGATTTACTCCATTAAGTCTTGACTTTCTTGGAGTTAAATTAGAATAAATTTTTGTTGTACCTTCAGGATACATTTTGTAGTGACTTGTTTTGTAAAAGTCAGTTTGTAGTAATACTGATGTTGATGACATGTTTAAAATATGTTTAGTTGTTTTACAATTTTTTGTTCTACCTTTTGAATTTGTTCTCCACTAGGTAAATCAGAATAACTATTAGTACAATAGATACCATTAAAATATTTAGCTAGTTTTTCGAATCCAGCTGAAAATATACCATGGGTTATTATAAGATAGATTTTAGGTTTGTATTTAAACTCTTTAGTTCTATCTTTTATTATTTTTGCAATATTTACAAAAGTACGTCCTCCGTCACAAATGTCATCTACAATAATAATATCTTTATCAAAAAGTTGACCAAATACAAAAGGAACTGTAGTTTTGGTTAATTCACCCTTTTCATCTCTATCTTTACTACAAGTAATAATATCACCTTTATAACCAATTTGTTCAGCTAATTTGTAGATTTTCTTACTTGCACCTGCATCTGGAGATATTAAAATAAAATCATCATTATAAAATTTATTAGTATCTTCTGATAATTTTAACATTGATGATAAACTAAATTTAACTAATTCTAAATTAGATTCTTTTCTAAATCCTTTAATACACGCTTCTAATACATCACTATGAGGATCAATACAAGTAACTGTTTTAAAGTTTAGAGAGTTGATGATAGGACAAATAACATCTTTAAGATAATTATTTCCACCTTCTTCAAACTTTCTATCACTTCTAGCACCCATAATATAAGGTGTATAAAGATGTATTTCTTCTATACCTAATTCACGTAATGAAGCAACAGAAGCAACAATAAGTTCTAAATCTAACCAGTTATTTAAACGTGATTTAATTTCAATAGAATGTTTAGTATAAATTCTACTTTTACCAGCTAAATAATAATAACCTGGTAATATATCATCAAATTCATCAGGTTCATTATTTATAACAATGTTTTGTTGTCCATCTGGAAACTTTGATATTTTGTATTTTATCTCGGACTTATCCGGAAATACTAGGTTAAGTGTTCTCATTTCTTTTTTTTATATATCCATAGATCTTTTCAATTTTAGCAGAAATCATGTTTTGAGTAATACTCATATAATCTTTAAACTGCTGATCATTTTCAGATATAGAAGCTAAAAAGATAAATAATCTTACAGTTAAGTCAGAGAACTCTGCAAGTAAATTTTCAGTTGGTGGTTTATTATCTGGTGATTTATTAATCATTTTGATAGAAACTTCTGAAACTTCAATTGCTTCTTCTACTACTTTACTTAATGCAAATGTGCTACTGTTTTGAGTTGATAGCCATAAAATAAGATTTTTCTCTTTTACTTTCTTAGAAACATTTGGATCTTTGAAAATATCTTCTATTTGCTTTAAGGATAAATTTTTAATTTCGTTAATTTCCATTGAGTTGTTATCCACCTAGAGAATCATTTAGTAGATTGTCTAGGTAGTCATCAATCTCCTGTTGTAATGTCTTAGGCATTGGTAATGTGTTTGTAATAATGTTCTTGTCTTTCATCAAAGATAGCCTGAGCAAAAGGAGTATATTGTAATTCCTGTTTTTCTGGCGTAATCTCATCTAATACCTCAAAAACTTCTTTAATGTTATTGGGGTAAGCAGCGTTATGGTTTGTAATTGTTTCCAATACGCTTTGTTCTGCTAACTGCTTAGCTAATCCTTTCGGATCAATTGTAATTGTTTTGTTGTTTTGCATTGTGATTTTTTGATTTTTTAAGATTAGTATTGATTTTTTCAAGTAATTAGCTTGATCAAGACATTCTTCATAAGCGTGTTGTAACCAGTCTATTAAAGATAAATCTGTTCTATCTAATGTTACATTGTATTTTTTTATACCTATTTCGCTTCTTCTTAGTAAGTCTTCTCTCACTGCTTCTACTACTGAATCATTTTTTATCATGTTTGTTTTGGATGTTCAATGTTTGTTTTAATATAACTTAACAATTCTTCTAAATTGTTAATATTTAATTGGGCTAATAATTCTTTCCAGCTCCAAAGTGAATCATATTTATCATAACTTTTACTAAATATTTCACTTGAATTTATATCTTTCCAATAGTATAGAAAATTAATCTTTTTAATTCCTGCACAATGTTTTAGATATGGAACATAAACATCTCTTTCTTGCCCATAAACTCTTAAAGTTAATAGTATATGTAATACTTCTTTAGGAGTAATTTTACTGAAATATGTTCTTGTACAAAAGAAGATTTCATCAAAACTTCTTTGTTTATTTAATTGACACTGAATAATTTTTAACTCTTTATCAGCAAATGTTCTTACACATGAAACTCTGTCATACATATTTTTACATGTGAATAATTTTCTTATAAAGTCCCTTGGATTATCTGGAATTTCGAAATCTACATAGATTAGCATGTTTTTATTATTTTGTTTAAAATAAAAAGTTAAGGGATACCAAAGTACCCCTAAAACTTTCCTTCTCCAAAAAAATCAAAAAATTATGAAAAACATAATTATATTTTATTTCTACCTTCTTGATCTTTATAAAGTTCTGCTACAAGATCTGATTGCCAATACTCTTCAGTATCAACATCCATAATTGTTAACTTACCTTTAAATCCAGCTCCAGTATCTAGGTTCCAAACATTGGCAGCCTTAATAGGCTTCGTTGTTCCCCAGCTAGTTGTAGTTGTATGACCAATAAAAATAGTAGAAAAATTCTCTTTTGTTTTGAACTTATACTTTTTACGAGCAAATTCACCCATACCTTGCCAGTTCATAGCAGCACTCCAAAGGTCTCTATCCCAATAATAAATAAAACTTGGTTGATCTCTTAATGCTTGATGTCTATTAAATCCACCATGAATGAAAAGTCGATTCTTATCATCTTTATAGTAATTTAATTGTCTAAATCTAAATAAATCAACATGAGATTGAGGTACATCAAATGGATTAAAATCAGTTTTTATTCCATTATGAATAAAGAAAAACTTTTTAAAATGCTCACAGTATGATTTTAGAGTTCCATGTCCACCATGTTCCCATGCTTCAGGATGAACTCCTGTATTAAGAAATTCTCTAAACCATTCATCATGATTACCTTTAATAGGTATCAGATTTTTAATAGAAGTAAGTTCTTTAACACAAAGATAAACATCATCCCATCCATCTACAATATCTCCTAATTGAATTAGTGTATCTTCATCTTTGTTAAATTTACTTCTTTCTAAGCATTGAACTAAGGCTTTATAGGATCCATGAATGTCACCCATAACAAAGGTTCGACTTTGTTTATTTTTTACTGTCATATTCTAAATTCATGACTTTTGCTGAAAAGCTTGAATCAGGAGTTCTGATAACAATTCCTTCTATCATACATTCTTTAAAGTAATTATTACATTCTTTTAGAATTTCTTCTTTAGAATTAAATTTTCCTCTAAATACTTGTTTGACTAAATCAATTGGAATTTCATCTGATAAATTAATCAAATTTTTCCAAGTGTCTTTAACTGTAACTCCATTTTCAAATTTATCTAAACCAAAGAACTTAATGTTAACTGGTCTTTTAGATGCAGGATTATTTTTGTTACCTGAACCTTTAAGACTTCCACCATTTAATTCTCCTCTTAAGATAATATTTTTGTAGTTTTTTTCTTTTAACATCTCTAAATAAGGCATACCATTCTTAACAAAATCATCATCACTTGGTATCTCTTTATAGATGTTTAAATCGGGTCTTTTCCAGAATTTCAAATATTCAATGAATGTTTTCTTTCTTCTACCAACTACTTTTTTAATAAAGAATTTCTTTCTCATATTTCTTGAGCAAATAAATCCTTCAGGAATAGCATCAGTAATTCCAATAGTAATAGAACTACCATCTTCTTTTACTGTACCTACTAAATCGATTGGATAACCGATTTTCTTTTCAATATGATTCCAGAGATTATTGATATTTTCTTCATCAGTCTTATAAACACCAGAAGGAAACGCAATTACTCCTGCTGTTTTTAATCCACCTTTTGAAGTATACTCTGGCTCTTCATACTTTGTTATACCTAGATTTTCAGTTAAATTCTGTTCCATTTTATCTGGTGCAATACCAATAAATTGTAATTGATCATAAACTTCCATCATAGGTAAAAGAATACCATTACTGTAAACCACTATGTTATCACCTTTGTGTAGGTTAAACTTTTTGGCTCTTATTCTTCTTGGCTCTCCGTTTATCTTACCTAGCATTGATTTACTTTCATCCCCTCCTGGTCTAATAAAAGACTCAAATAAGATAGTATCAGGTAAACAATAATCAGGTTGAATATAAACAGCTTTATCACCAATTTTGTATAAGTCTTTTTGAGATACAATTTCAAATCCAACTTCTTCTAATTCAATTAACTCAACTCTCTCAGCAACTTCTTCTCCTTTAAAAAGAGGAATTTTGCTTTTGATAGTTACAATACTTACCGGATCCATTAGAATTTAATAAAACTATTTTTTCTTAGGTGTAATAATACCTGCTCAATTAAGTCTTCTATTGATTTATAGTAAACTTTTTCTCCTTTCTCATTATAAGCAGTAATAGGAGAACCTGGTTTTAATTTCTTTTCTTTAATAAACTTATCAATTACGTCTTGCATTTTGTGATTTGTTTCATATTCTTTTTTTATTTTTAAAAAATTTTCTCTTATTGTTTTAGTATCAGGAACAAGTTGAAAATGTGAACATAATTTTTTTTGTTCTTCACTACATACACATTCATCATTCTTTATCTGACATATTTTGATGTACGGAATACGCATACAATATTGTAGGATTATTTTTATGAATATCAATTTCAGGAAAGTCTTGCTTAAACTTCTGTTCATTAAATGGTCTTGTAATTAAATGATAACCATTTTTAGTTGGAATTTTAGCAATAATTTTTGTAGTACCTATTGGTTCTATAGTGGCTAATTTTCTACAAATTTTATCTAATCTAGGATCATCTACACTTGGAATATAGGTTCCACAAACATAGTCAATATCTATCACCCAACTTTTATATTTAGAATAAGATCTTCCACAGCATGTATTATAAATTTTATTTATTGCAACATATTGTTCTACCTGAATATAATGAGCTAACTCTTTCATACAATCTAAAGCTACTACTTTATCGTTTCTTTTGTTAAAGTGAATATAAGCTCTTGCATTTAGAGTTCTACAGAGAGTGATAATTTCTGTTTTGTATTCTTTTAGTTTCTCTTTAGAGTAAACGTAATAAGCTTTAATCATCCTATTACTTCTATCTAATTCTGCAACTTCTTTCTTCCTTTGAATTATCTGTACGAAGTAAAATTCATTAGGATTATCAAACATCATTAAGTCTAATATCTGATCGAAGTTATCTGTTTCTTTTATCACTTATTCAACTTTCTAATTATCTTTTTACGCAATCTTTTTTCTTTCCAATCTTCGTATTTAGTTTTAGCATCATCATATGCTATAGCACTTAGAATTATTACCCAAGCAACGATCATTGATAGTTTTTTCATATTTTTAAATTTAGTTTGGAGTGTGCAGGGGAAATTGAACCCCTGTACAGCGAGCTACGCAGACCATCTCTCTACCCCTGGAATCGAACCAAGCTTGCATCCTGCCACACTCTTTATTGTTACACGTAGTATTCTACACCACCAATTTTTGCAGACTGCAATTTTCGTGGATCAATATTACGATAGCCATCTTCTTTGATAGCTTTAACAGTTATGTGTCCTAACTGTTTAGCAGGGTTGTCACCCAGGTTTTTTGGAAATACACAATTCATTGTTCTTATAGGATCTTTTTTAGTACCAAATGTTACTGTAATAAATTTTCCGTTAGAATTTTTGATTAATCTTGAGATTTCACTCTTAGAGGTTTTTACTCTTTTTGGCTGTAAAGCCAGTTGTGCTGATTTTTTCATTGATATTTGTTGTTGTTTTAAAGGTCTAACCATTCTTGTACTGTCATACCGAATTCATCAATATGTGTTTTACTTATAATGGCTGTTTCTTGGTCTGGATTTCCTTTGTACCATACTCTTTTCTTAATTATACTACATGGAGATGTTCTAAAATTAGGAATTAATTCTGGTAAAGTTATGTAAAGTAAAGTTCTTAAGTCACGAACATGAGTCTTTGGATAATAATAATTTACTATCGCATAGATATCTGCAAAACTTCTTCTTTTACCTGGTTTTGTTTGAACTTCTTGCGTATCTACATATAGAGTATCCTTTTCTTTATTCCATTTGTTGAAGAAGTCAACTAAGAACTGCTCTAATGTTTCTTTTCGTTTTCTAAGAAGACCTTGCACCCGAAGTTCTCTAGGTGCAAAATCATTCTTTAATTGTCTATTGATTTCTCTTAGACCCATTTTATTTTTAATCAAGTTTACTTAATTGGACAGCTACCATTATCACAATCTTGTAGCTGCATATCTTCTTCTTTGATCTCAATTGAAGTAATAGGCTTAACATTTTCAATCATTTCAAAATATCTTTCTTTCGAAATAGTTTCAAAAGGAGCTTGATCAAAGCCATGATCACTTGCTAATAGGAAAGATACTGTTTTTATTTCACTCTTTAAATGTTCTTTAAGATATTGTTTAATCTCTGGAATATCTTCAAGTTTATAATAAACAGTACAAGATACTGAATTATCAGACCATTCTTTTTGTAATCGTCTAACAGTATCAAGTTGTTCTTTCCAAGTAAATTGAGATTCAATTGGTGTGTCTTCTGATACTCTACATGGAAAACTAATTACCATGGTAGAGTTATCAATTGTTTTGTCAAAATTCCTCTGAGGTTCGATATGATAACCATGAGTTCTACAAACCTCTACTAGAGGTGAATTCGATGCTATTCTTACTCTACGAATATAGTAAGGTCCAGCTGGATTGGGATGTACACCTGGTGTGACACCAGGTAACAATGATAATGTACCTGAAGGCTTACAAGTTGTTAGCTTAATACTTATAGGAAATCCATTTAACTTTGAATATTCCTCATCATATTTCCTTAACCATTCATACGCATTCGTTAGCCATTCTCTTTGTTGTTCAGTTGCTTGTAAATATCCAGTTACACCTATACCCATTCTCATATTTTTATGAACAATATCTTCAGTGTCTTTAATATGACAATGTAAAGCTAAAGAATGCTTGCACATTCTATATGCATATGTCATACACTCAAGTAACTCTTCATAAGTTGTGATTCTAGGTAGATATAACTCTGCTAAGCAACAAGTTTCCTTATCAACTAAAGACTGTTCTGCACAAGGATTAAATCCTTCCACATCGGGATCAGGATAACGTGTATCATTAGTTCTTCCAATCTTTTTAGACAATTCAATATTAATAATTCCGTACGGCTCTCCTTGCTGATAAGTATCCCAAAATTCTTGTGGAATATCTTCAAAATTATCAGGTAAAGCTATAGAGTTATTAGACATACTTCGCCATTTTGGTATTGGACCTAAATCCCACCTTTTAGCTTTTAAGAATTCAAAATCATCATGATCACCTATTGCAATTTGTGCACTTCTTCTTACATTACCTGAAACTACAACAAAACCAATAATATTCATTATATCTAAACAATCAATAGGTCTTAGTTTTTTGTTAGCTCTGGAATTTAGAATCTTATGAATTTCTTCAATTCCCCATACTAAATCTTCTGGACCAGAAGAAATTCCACCAAAAGATTTTATAGGTTGTCCCTTAGGACGCACACATTTAGTTGAATAGCTAAATCCTTTACCTGAATAGAAATGAGCTTTTAAAACCTTTGATAATAATTTTATCCAACCTTCTCTGTTGTCAGGTACAATAAAATCTACATCGTTTTCTTCTTTTCTTTCAATCTTAATTTTTGATTTAAGTTTAGGTAATTGATATACATTATGTTTTTGTATATTATAACCTACACCTGCACCAAGCATTAATAATTCAAAAGTCCAAACAAATGGTTTAATTGGATCATTAACAACTGTAAAAGCGCAGTTTTGCAAACTTGGCAAGCCTAATTTGTCCACGGTTTTCGTTCCTAGTTGCCACATAAATCGTCCAGCAGGACTAAATTTAAGTTGCATTCTTAGTTGTTTGTATCTCTCTTTTTCATATTCTGTAAAGTTCACTTTAAGTTGTGTTTCAGAGGCTTTTAATTCTCTATTAACAACATCTTCGAATTCTTCTGTCTTTGAATTTATGTCGTTTTCGTTCAATTTTCTGGCGTAAGTTCGTTTAAATACAATGTACCCTATCTCACCCCAAGGAATCTGATTTTTTTCAATCAATCTTATCTACGATAAAATTTTTATTTTAATAGACAGGTCCTATAACTTTAAGAGTTTCTTCATGATGCTGAGAAAAAGGATTCTCAGTAACTAAATGCATTCCGAATGTTATATACTGTCTGCGATTTGGAACAATTTTCATAATTGTATTATCTCTCTCTTCTATGTCCCAAACTTTTTTTAAATTTTTACTGTTTCTAACCTCTTCGTCATTGGAAGAGAAAACTTTCGTTTTTCTGTCATCACCAATGAAAGGTTTAAATTTTCTTTTGAAATCTTCAAAGGTAAGTACCATTTTAATTTTTATTTTTAATTATCACGAAAATTATTTGCATTCATCCATTCATGCAAGGTTTGAGCCATTAATTCATAGATTTCTTCTTCATCAGTATGAATACTATAATAGGCTGGTATATAGTTATTTTCAATTAACCATAAGATACAACTAAAACCAGAGTCAGGAATCTTCTGATATCCTGCTTTTCTTCTTTCCTTAACTAAATAGTTTTTTTGACCAGAATACTCATCTTCATAATCATCCCTATAGCGTCGCTCAGGTTTGTAATCGATGTTATAATGGTCTTCATTTAATTCAAATTGAAAAAGAAGAGCTACAGGTATTAAAGTTGGTTGTTCAGGTTTAGGTCCATATAATTCTTGTATAGTAGCTATAAAGTTATCATAACTACGACAAATAATAGGAACTCTTTTTGGATTACCATTACCCATTCCTTGAACTCCATTTACAGAAACAGTATGACCTATTCCTATATTTTGAATTTGATCTCTATCTGGCTTATTATTCCAGGTTATAAGAGGTTTCTTAGCAAAATTAGTATATGCATCATTTGCTCTTGCTATCTCAGCATCCCATGATTTTTGGTCAAAACTATTATTCATTTCCAACTCAACGTTACCATCATTATTCATGATGAAAGTTTTAGTTGGTATTGGAATTTCTTCAACTGGATTTTCAACTGATATTGGACCTAATTCATCAGAAAAGACTACTCCTACACTCGAACTTCCATCATAGCTTTTGGTATGATTATGTTTTGGAATTTCTGTACTTGAAATCTTCTGTGACAAAGTAGCAGTATCAACAGGGAAAAAATACTTATGATAATTTATCGGTTGATAGAATTCCATATTTTTTTTTTCAAAGTCTTGTAAAAAATTTACTTGTTTTAGATACTCTTCACCTTTAGTTGTAGTAACAGTACTTGGTTCTTCTCTTTCTAATCGATTTTCAGTATCTTCCGCCATTTTTCCAATCTGCTTTTTACAACTGCAGCGATATTCATGAATGGATCCTTAACATTTTTAAGGATTATCGTTTTCTCGTCTTCATTGATAATTAAAAATTTTTTTGGTGGTCCAGATGCCATGATATTAATTTCACCACTTTTTATCTCAATGATAATATCAGTATTACTTGGTATCTGAGTTTCTTTTTGTACTTCTTCAATATCTACTCTACTCATATCTGAATATTTCTTCTTCTAAGTATGGTTTGTCATCTAATTCTGCATCAGATGACAAAGATATACCTAAATCTTGTTCGATTTTATGTTTTAATAAACTGTTTTTTGTGAGTACATTATATTGACATTTAATATTTGTATTCATACCCTTTGGAAAAAAGTTCTGATAGAATTCTGGAAATTTACTATATTTACCTAAAATAAATTTATTAAGTATTTGTCTTTCCTCTTCTCTCATTTGAAATACAATCATTATATAATGAGTGTCAACATTATAATACTCTTTAAAGAAAATATTGTTTTTAAGATTAGAAAGAAATAGTCTAAAATTTGGATTATCATAATCTAATATTTTTATTAGCATGAAAATACAATTCTCATATTCTTGTTCTTTCTTTTGGTCCTTTATATACAGGTTTACCATCTTAAATCCATTCTCTTCTTTAATAACATTTGATGTAGTTACATTAAACTCATCGTATATTAAAGGAAAGAGATATAATGTGGAGCGATTTCTTCTCTTATTTGCATATGTTTCTATATTCATGATTTAACAACAAGTTACTATTCCTTTATTTTCGTACTGTTCTCTTGTGTAATGCCATTTATCTTCGATAATATGCCAGTTAAGATTTTCTATTACTTCTTTAAAACCAGGTATAAATTTAAGAACATTTCTCTCAGTAAACATATCTCCATGTTTGCCTATATCAATTGTATGTGGAGCTAGTTGATATATAAGAGGCGATCCAACAGTTGTTGTTGATTCAACAATAAAACTGAATTCTTGCTTAATTTTATAGTCTTTTAAATCTAATCTATGATTGTTAATCCACCATTTCACTGCTGCCATATAAAAAGCTGCCTGAAAATCATATCTATATTTCATAATTGATTTAGGAAATAGCGAAGTTGATTCCGCTGTAGTCTTTAAATCAAACAGAGCAATAGTATGAGTATTATGATTAATTCTTATCATATCAATTAAAGACTTACAATCAGTAGGTCCATAACTATGATTATCATCATCGTACTCCCAGTAAATAGGATGTGCTGTAAGTATTTCAATTCCTTTTCCTAAACGGAAATATTCTTTTGTAAACTCACTACTTAATAATGATGAAGCTATTTCAATACCCTTAAGATAGAACTCTTGATCGATAATTGCTTTTCCTTTATTAGCTGAATAGAAATTTATATAGGTTTCAAAGTTTTCTTCTTCCAGTTTCTTTTTAATAGTATCAATTTTCTTAATAGTATTAAAAATATTCAATTTTCTTATTTCATCAAGAATGATGTCATAAGAGGAATAATCAATTCCTTCGTTTACTATATGCTCACACAATACTTTCGCTTGAGGACTTATTTTACCTGGATAAATAGCATAGATTTTGTCAAACCAATCTGCTGTTAATACCAAGCAATCAACAAGCGAACCTAAGTCAAAATATGACTTCTTTTCTTTCTTAATAACTCCATCAAAGTGCTTAAGTTTAAAAAACATTGGATGTATTAGAAAGTCTTTAAGCATAGATTGAGAAATACCAGTGTTATTACCATAATCAATGATTCTCTGCATTCTTACGTCTTTTTATTCTTTCATTTTCAATTGTTTCATATTCTTTCACTTTCCTTGCTAGGTCAACAAAAGAGGAAGCTTCCATGATGACTAAATGATCTTCTGGTTTTCTTCCTCTCTTGTGAGCTATAATGATAGGGTTATCGAATATAGGATCTTCTTCAGGATAGTTTTCAGCTAATGTTTCTTTTATAGTCTTTATTAGATCTATATAATTAATATTGGCTTTAACATTTTTACATTGAATATTGTAAGGTATAAAAGCTAAATCAACTTTACAGCTATCAAGTAATCTACTTGCTTGACGTGATGTCTTGCAATGTACATAACCCATATCTCTCATTGTTCTAGCCCATTGTCTTTCAAAATCATGTCCTTTATTCCTATTTGTGTTTCCTTTCAAATATTAAAATTAGAACTTTATTTTAAATCAGGCTAGTTACGCCCATGTAGTTAAATACAAAATTCTTATCTTGTTCTAACTCTACTTCACAAACAAAGTCTTTTTGAACAGTCTTATTTGCAAAGTATACCTTACGAGTATTAATATACTCATTTAGATACTTATGAACGAATAGTCCGTTTTCGTTTGTTTTTTTCTTATCTCTGAATCCATTACAATAACCACCTATCAACTCATCTAAACTAATTTTAGATATTTTACCTGACACAATTTCTTTAGTGTGAGTATCAGCAAATTTTACAATTGCTGAACAGATTAACATCCAATTTAAAGTTTTAGTAAAGTTTAAGGTTGCTGTATGTAATCGAAACTCAATAGTTCTTGAATTACTAAATACGGAATTTACTAAATTAACCCAATGATATCTACCATGTCTATTCCATTTTTGATCTATTGGGTGTCTTAATAATTTACGATTAAATTTAGAACCTATATCTTGTCCATCAGATAAGAACTTAAAAATTCTGTTAAAATACTCATTGATATTATCACAATAATTTTCTTTTAAAACAGAACTTTTGTCAAATATACAGTTATCGAATAAATCCAAATGGTCTAATTTTTTACAGTAATTCTTTTGTGTACCTAAATACTTAGGAGAATCTTCCTTAAACTTTGGAAACATCTCAAACATCTCATCTTGTATCATATAACATAACATATATACAGCAAGTAAATAAAGTTTATCTTTTCTTACTCCTCCAATATGTATATGCATAGAACATCGTGAGTTTATTTGACAACGCTTGGTTAATTCATTACAAAGTTCTTTTAAATTAGTCAAGTCTTTAGCTAATGCTTGAGTGCTTGTTTCATTTAAATTCACATTAGAATAACCATAAGGTATAGTTGTATATTCAAAACCAGTTACAGAACCATCTCTTAAAGGAATAATTCCATGTCTATATAAATCAGGTTCTCTAATTCTACCTAAACAAGTTTCAAATTCAATACCATAAGTTAAACCATTTAATAACCTTGCAATATTATAACTCTTTCTTTCTAATTTAGTATTCTCTTCTCTCGTAAGATAGTAGCTTTCTAATATCCTTGTGAAAACATCTGTTCCTTGATTTGCATTATAATTAATTCTTATGTTTTTACTATAAGAACCATCTTGATTATGCGATGGAATTTTGGATAAAGCTGCTATCTCACCAGTACTGAGATTTCTTTTTAAATAATAAGAGTCATTTGAGAATGATTCAATAAAACCAAGATTTATTGCATCTTCTTTTGTTCTACAAATTTCACTAAAGAAATTAGCATCTTTAATTTCTTTAAGTTTTGCATTATACTTTTGTAATTTTGCTTTTTCAGCTGAAATTTCATTCTTTAAAGAAGATGTAATTTCAAAATAAGATATAACAAAATCAAATATTTTTGCTAAAACTGGAGTTTGTTGTACAATTTCATAAGTGATTTTTTGTAGAGTATTATCTGGATCATCTTCTGGACTAACAGGATCATAACCAGTATGAACATAACAGCAATAGTCATTATAGAATTCTTGAAAATCATTTCTGATATCATTATCTCTTAGAGTATAATTTTCAACTTCTCTAATAATTTTAACAAAATCTTTTAGAGTAATATCCTCTATTGGAAATGGAAGTTCTTTATTGATAAAGTTTCTGTAGTAATATAACTTACATATAATATTAATATAACTTCCATAATTATCGTTAAATAATATTTGAGGTTGAAGTCTCTCTTCATATTTTACAATTCGCTCTTCAGATCTTTTAATTTCTGTTTGATATGTCTGATAATCAAGACTTTTATTTCCGTAGTGAGAAAACACTTTGGTATTTATCGCAAAATTGGCAACATCATAGCCAAACACAAGTTTTTCTAGTTGTTTACCACCGAACCCAATTAAGAACTTAGTAAGTCCTTTTTCTTCTACGAGTTTTCTCTTTTCGTATTGTCCATTTACAAAATTAAAACAATAAGAGTTATCAAATGGAACCCATCTTTCATTTCCTTTATAGTTAATAAGGAAACAGTCAACATTCTTCTCATAATACTCTTTATTGATTAATATGCAATTTGTTTTTAGAACTTCATTTCCAGAAACTGTTAATGCATAGTCCTTGTTTTTCTTTTTGTTCATCTAAAAAAATCTCATTTTAGAAATGTTGCTGTATGCTAATTTCCCTTTATCGTCTAACTTATAATAAGGAGATAAATTTTTTGGTGTACCTACTACACCACCTTCTATACAATCAATACCCCAATCGAAAAGACTACCAGATAAAAAATCCAACTTTTTTAACGAACCATCTTTAATAAATGGATCCATATTATACATTTGTTCTTCTATCTTTTCTTTTAAATTAAGCCATTGCTCAAGAATTTCTTGTTCAGCAGAATCAATAACAGAAAGTTCTTCTTGTCTGCTATCTTCTTCCTGATTTTTTTTAAGTTGATCTGCGATTTCTTCTTCAGTCAACTTAGGAGGTGTAGATGTTATACCATCTGGATCTGTAATATCTCTATCATAGTTTGGACAATGTAAATTTATTATCTTTGTTTTTGGACCTATAATAGGTCCGTATTCAATCTCCTGTGGTGGAATGGAGCTCTCCTGATTTGTTGTTTCCACAATCTTTCTTACTTCAATAAGTTTGCCATCCTTGTAATCATAAACTTTACCTTCACTATAAGGAATTCCTTCGAAGTAACCTTGAGCTTTGTTAAGGTTTAAATAGTACATTTTACCATCTGTAGTAGGTACAGGATAAGAGCAGTATTTACTCATGATATATTGAGCTTTATCAGCTTTCCAATTTGAATTGTCTTTATCCAATTCTTGTAAATCAATTAAAGCTATTTTGTTTTTTAACATATATCCTTCATAGAAGAAGCGAGATTCAAAAATATGATCTTGTTCAAGTAAATTTTTCTTAGAAGAAGAATGAACTTCATACGTTTTCATATTAATAATATACTCACCATTGAGTAATTCACCACCAAACTTATATAAACCATGCTCTCTATAAATTTTATCTTTATAATTAGCAATGTTTTTTAAGGGAACATCATCTGTTCCCAAAATGATGGTTTTTCCTTCTCTTTTTGTGGGAGAAGTAGACGAAGAGATTGGTATAGGACAAACATTTGAGCTATTACTGGGTAAAGTTTTATTAACCAAATGATCAGCTCTTTCTTTTAGAGCTTGTTTAGCCATTGCTTCTTGACTTTGTGCTGTATAGTCTTTGAAGCCAATTTGCTTTTGAATACCTGGTCGAATCGCTGGTTCAAAACCACATCCTTCCCAATGACCATCATATTCTTCACCGTAACCATACATAACTGATGAATTAGCTGACTCAAATTCATAGATATTTTCTCTTTCTATTGTTATCGAATCTTTTACAACAAGTTTACCTTGACGGAACTTGAAAACAGTATTTGTTGCTAAATCTTTCACTAATTCTCTATCTACACTAATAGCAATTAAAGAATCTTTGATAGAACTAAAATAAATACCTTCTGTGATTGGACATTCATAGAAAAATAATGGTCTTTCTTCGTCAGCTTTTGTTGCAGTTTTGTACTTTTTATGTGCTCCTTTAAACACATACATGGTATCAGGTTCATCACGGAAATACCAGATAAATACTCCATTACCTTTGTATTTTTCAAGTACATTATACTTTTTAACTTTTTTAAGTTTTCTCTGGCGAGCTATAATTTTTAACATAGTTTTACTATCATTCTTAAACTCTTTTTCGTCTAATACATGATTTTTAAGTAAATCTTGCCAATTTTCTATAGTTCCGTTATGAACGCCAGTCATGTACCAATCAGGACTTGGATTCTTTTTGTCTTCATAGATTTCAAAAGGATGAGCATTCTCATGACCTTTCCCACCTACAGAGCCTTTTCTTGAATGTCCAATAACGATAGTTGAAATAGCAGGATCTAACACATCTATATGATTTCTCTCCAGTAGAGTCTTGAATTTATATTCAGTTCCAATAGTTCTTAGTACTTCATTATTGATTACTATACCTGCATTATCACCACCTCGTTCATCATTGTACATACCCAATATTTTAATATTGTTTAGTACAAGATGACATAAAGCTTTTGATAAATTAGTTGGACCATTGAACGCGAATACACCACAATACAATCTTCTACCTATATCTGGTTTGAAAAATATACGTAGTATAGCATATCCTACTATTTGAAATAGAAGTATGCTGTTTATTAAGCTAAGCTCGTTCATTATTTTATTTTAATTAATTAATTACCAACTTCTTTTTTTTTAGTTTTTCGTTTGCTTGCTTATCAACAAATAGACAATCTATCATAAATCTATGAAGTTGATTCTTAAAGAATTTCATAGCTTTTTGATTATTAGTTGTATTTATTGTATGCATCATTTCTGGATGACATTGAATTCCTAAACAATTAGTTTTTGGAAAATATATCATTTCAACTTCAACCGGTGGATTCATCTCTTCTTTTTTACCATTTTCGTGGTGTGAGCTTAGACCTTCTGTCCAACCTAAAATAAAATAATTATCTTCAGGTAGATTAAAAGGAAACACCGCTTGATGGTGCATAGAGTTTATAAAGATTTCATCTCCATAGTGAGTTTTCATAAAATGCATTCCAGGATTTGGTTGATCCTGAATTAATTTTGCACCATTTAACGCACTTAATAATTGGTGGCCACGGCAGATACCAATCATTTTTTTACCTAGTTTTAAAGCTTTTTCGTAAGCAGTCATTTCAAAGTCATCTCTTTCAAGAAAATAAGATGTTCTTGGATGAATATCTTCTTCTTTATAGATTCCTGGGAAGACATCAGCTCCTCCAGTAAATACAACTAAGTCAGCTTCTTCAATAGTTTTTACTAATGTTCCACCCATCCAATTTGCATAATGACTTGAAGGTCCTACTACGAAAATTTTTCTGTCTTTTATCATTTTAATTTGTAGATTTTTCCTTTAAAATTTTTGGTAATTCTTTTAAGTATTCAATTTCAGTTCTTTCTCCAAATGATGGAGCAGAGTTAATCTCAACAATGATGAAGTCAACATCTTTACGTTTTTTTCCATCATTATTTTTTGATGATTGTACTCTTACATCACATGCACCAAAGTCTAAACCAGTTGATTTCAATGCTTCTACACATTGTTCTTCGATTAATTTCCAGTTTATTGGTTTGTCAAACTGTTCATTTTCTTCTACAATCCAAACCGAATTGCTGTCATTTCTGAACCATCTCTTATCTTTAGGAGCATCAGATTTTAACATTTTACGACAGGTATAGAAGCAACCATTTTTAGTTACATGTAATCTATATTCTCTGTTGTAATTGTAGAATTTTTCAAAGAGATAATTGCTTAAATCTTTACCTTTCATCCAATTTTGTAATTCTTCTTGAGAATTCAAAAGATAATTTCCATTACCTCTTGAGCCAAAATGATGTTTAGCTACTATTGGATATGGTAAATCAGAAATCAATAATACAGTTTCCTGTATTTGATTTTCGTAATTATTTATTTTGTAAAACTTATCTTTTCTTATATAATACCAATCAGCGGTTTTAACTTTACTTAATGTAAAGCAATTTTTCATTCTTAATTTTGAAGCTGAGTTTTTAATTGCTTCAGTTGAGTTTAATTCAATTCGTTTTCCACCTTTAGCTATAGTGTCAGGTAACTCAGTAGTACTTCCAAATCTGATTACAGAACGAAAAGGAAATTTTAATTCTTTTCTATTTCTAAATACATCATGAGATGGATGTCTACTTCTAATTTGTGAGTAATAACCTGTACCTACTTTTGCTACTGGAGTTTTCTTTTTTGCTAATGCCATTTATACGACTGCTTTTGGTTTTGCAATTTCTTCTCTGTATTTACGATAGTCACCATCTTCTACTAAATTTCCTCTGTTTTCTGTATTGAAGTATAACCAAGCTTGGAATTCTTCACCATTAACAGTAACAGGTACAAGTTTTCTTTGGTACCAATTGGGATGACCTTCTAAGCCATCAAGCGATGGCATTCTGGAAGGTTGAACTTCCCATAATTCTCCTTTAATTTTTGATGTTTGTTTTTCATCATTAACAAATGGGATTCCAGATGCATACATTGTGTAGTCATTGACTGTTTCTCCAGGTCCAATAAGATTTTGACCTTTGAGTAATATATTGTTGCCAAATCCACTCATTAAAGTTCCATAAACAAACAGTAATACTGTTTTTTGCTCGTTTTGTTTTTCCATAATTTGTTTTTTACCATTCGATCATAAATTCTTGACCATTAACATCTTTGATAATTTTATTTGCCTCTGAAAAATGATGACATCCAAAAAATCCATTATTTGCAGAAAATGGAGACGGATGTGCAGCTTCTAAGATGTAGTGATATCTTTCATCAATATAGGCTTTGTAGAATTGAGCTTTTTTTCCCCAGAGCATAAATACTACAGCTGTAGTTTCAGCACTAAGAATTTTTATTACTTCTATTGTAAAATGTGCCCATAAGTGTAAATGACTACCTGGTACTCCTTCTTCTACTGTTAATGAAGTGTTTAATAATAATACACCTTGTTTTACCCAAGAATCTAATGAGTAATCTCCTGGTTTTCGGTATAAGTTTAATCCACCATAATAATCATCTTCTACTTCTTGTAAGATATTTCTTAAAGACGGTGGACAGATTTTACTTTTAGTACTGAAAGCATAACCATCAGCTACTCCTGTTGTATGATAAGGATCCTGTCCTAAAATTACTACTTTAATATCATCAAATGGAAGTTTAAATGCATTAAAAATATTTTCTTGAGCAGGATATATATTTGCTTTTTGTTTTCGTATACTTAATTCAGCAAAGGTATTAACCATTTCATTTGAATCAAGTATTGGAGTTAATTTTTGCAACCATTTTGGATCAATTACTCCTTTTAATTTTTCACTTGTTTTCATTTGAACGGTTTATACAATAGTTCATCAAGTAATGTTTCTGTATCTTGAGGACCATATTTTTTAAAGAAATCAGATATATCTTTTACACCGTATTGTTTAGGTATAAGAATATAAGACATATCTAAGTCTTCAGATATTTGACTTGTTGCTAATAGACCAGCTTCATCATTATCATAAAATAATACAATTTCTCGAAATCTATCTAACAAATTATCATAAAAATCAAGTGGAATACTACAATTTTCACTGTTAGGTGCTATTGCTGGATAACCAAATCCATGTAAAGTCATCACATCTTTCATTGATTTTGTAATAATAAGTAAATCACCTTTTTTAGGTAACTGATCAAATCCTTGATATATTCCTCCCATTCCAGAAGAACTAATGAACTTGTATTTTTTATCCTTTTCTAAAGGACGATAAATCTTCTTTTTCTTTTCATTAGGAAAATTGTAACAATATATTGGGTTTTCTTCTGAATCTCTCCATAAGATACGATTATCATAGAATACCGTTTGAATAGGTACGACATTAAATTTCTTTAGTGTTGCTAAGCCTGCTCCATATTGCTGCCAATATTTTTTGTCTGCATATCTAAAGGCTCTCTTTAGACATAACAGTTTTTTTTCCTCTTGTTTTTGTTCTTCGAAGTAATCAAGAGTTGGTTGAGAAAAGTCATAAACAAGATGTCCTAATTCTTCCCCTTCAAAGCCAAGCTTAAAGTCTCTGTTAATTATCTGTAGAGCCATTCTTAAATTACAATTATACTTATCACATACAAAACCAAAACAATCTCTAACTGAGTTTTGTCTTGATGTATCGATAAACAGCAACTTATTTGTTCTACCTATAAAAAACTTACAACCTGGTGAACTATCAGCTCGTAAAGGATTAGTATAAGAATCTCTTAAATTTATTTTGTTTTCAAAATAATACTCGAAAATCTGTAATTCAGACACTTTTTTTAAAACATTCTCTTTAGTCAACTCTCGTTCTTCTTTAGATACATTTTTTAGATTAAATGTAGTCATACTAAAAAATGAAACTAGTCAGCTAGGACCATACCGGATTCGAACCAGTGACCTCCCAGATACAATCTAGGGCTCTTAACCACCTGAGCTAATCGCCCTAGCCTAACTAGCTTAAAAAATTAAATTAAAATTAGACAATTAAAACAATTCCGATGCATCTGTGTTAGATGGAGCAGATGAAACTTCTGGTAAAAGTACATTTTCTTTTTCCCATTTAGAATACGATAATGGCTCCTCACCTTCAACTGCTATTACACGACCTAAGTTCGGAATACGTGGATACTGAAATGCTTTATCATAAACTAATTTTAATGAAAAAGGTTTACCTGTTGCATTTTCTTTTAAAGCTATAGCAACGTTTTCACACATCTCTTTAAAGGTGTTTCCTTCAATTTGATTGTTTTCGTTAATATCCATAAATCTTCGTAAATAATGTGCAATTCTTGATTGAAAAGCAGCTAATTGTTTTTCTGGTGTAGTCCAAGTAGGTACATTCTTAGTTGGATTAAACATTCTTTCACGATGCTTATAGCTATCATTTTCAAATGTTATATCCAGACAATCGAATTCTTCGTTGTATTCTGCTCCAGTAATAAAATTACCACCTTCATGAATCTTTACAGGATAAAGTCCTTTACTTGTGTTTTCTTTTGTTTCTTTTGTAATGCTAAAATTTAATGACATTAATTGTTTGTGTTACTTTGGTTTTATAGTCTTTTAACCTGACTCTATTGGTATTAAAATTGTCCACTACGAACCTTTCCATAATAACCTTGAACAGACACTTGTTTTAAAGCTTCAAGTATTTTTTTTTCATGCTCTTTTTTCTTTTGCATTTCTTCAGCTGTTCTCTTTATAATAGAGTCTGCTAAAGATTTTGCATTAGATTTAGAAGCTGTTATTTTACCTTCTGAAACAATAGTAGCTTTTTTTGGATTATAAGTTTGTGGTTTAAATCCACTATAACCAAAAGAATTATCATCATCAAAGTTAGGTAATTTTTTGTTACCTAAAGCTTTTTTTTGTGGTTCTTTAGAACCTTTAATCAATTTAATACCATTTGATTCTAAAAATTTAAAAATTTTCTCTTTGTTGTTTTCACTAATGTTAAATTCCCTGAAAAGTATAGATTTGGTAACCTCAGTGCCATAACAATCTCTAACATATTTAAAGATGCTCATGCATTGATTTCTTAACTCCTCTGACATTTCAATTGCTGTTACTTCCATTAACCTTACTTTCGTTAGTCAATATAGATTTTATTCCAGAATGCCTCTTTGATTGAGCCATCCTCATTGTTTACAGCTAATACAAAATCCTGATTCCTTAGATGTTGACATCTGGAACCAACTAAATCTTGATTATGGTTTTTAAAAGATATTCGAAGCTCTAATGGAGCTTTTGGATTACGATAAATATATCCAATTGCATCAGCATTAGCACACAATATATTCTTATCTTTACCTATTAAATCTAAGTCCTTAGAAGATACCATTTCGTTATCTTTTTCTAAAAAAATGTCTTTAACATGTGCAACATGAATTTTGTACTTTGCTAACCTATTTATCTTTGTAATCCAATCTTTAAAAGAATTTCTATGCCACAAATATCCTGCACCATTTGATAAAGTTAAAACACTTTTCCATTCAGATCTTGGTAAAACCTGACCTTGTTTAGTATTAAATGCTTTACCCATAGTACTGTTCATATAGTCTTCGGTTGCAGCCCATTCACACCATTCTTCCAGTGCGGTTACTGTATCAGTTATTGTTCCTTTATAAGGTAACCCTGCCTTAACTATTTCTGTACCTGCTTCTTTCAATTCTTTTAAATCGTTTATCTCCAACTTTAATGAGTCAATTTTTTTAGTTCCTTTCTCGAAATCGAGTATAAGAAAATTATCCAATGTAGCTAATAAAGTTGTTTTCCCAATCTTAGGTGGTCCATAAACAACTAGTGTTTCAGGACTCTGTATCTCTGCTTTTACTTTTTGTGTTGGTAATATCAAATTACGGTTTGATTTACTTTTTCGTTTTAATAACTAATAGAGAACTACCCTTCTGGGACTCTTCTAGTTTTTCTTCTTTGCTTTTAGCTTCGTATACAACTGATGTGTTATATCGATATCATAATCAGCACTATGAAGTTTGTTCTCGATAACAGGAACTTTGTAATACTTACATATTGTATTAAGTTTGAAATTTTCCGGTCTTACTTTATTACTCATTAATCGATCTGCCACTATTTGCATAATATCAATTGAAGGTGTATAAAAGTATGAACCAAAGAATTTATTTCCATTTTTCAAGAAGAGTTCTCTTATAAAATCAGTATCAAAATGAGCATTATATGCTAAGAAATATAACTTATCTTCTTTGTTGAATCTATCAACTAAAGTATTTAAAAGTTTAATTATCTCAGGATAAATGTTCTCCCCAATTTGTACTTTAATAAGACCTCTTTTCTTGATTACTTTTCCAACCTTATAGATATAACCAAATTCAATAATTTGGTCATTCTTATTATCTAGTCCTGTTGTTTCGAGATCAATAAATAATCGTTTGGTCATCGTTCATTAATAGTAAAAGTTGACATGTTTGCTTCAAAAGGCAACATGCCGAGTTCTCCATCTCTATTTTTTTCCATATGTATTGCCAATAAACCTTTTGGATTATGTCCACAATAAGGTGCTGTTATATTATACATATCATATGGTCTGTTAATAATCATTACAACATGAGCATCATGACCTATACTATCTGAACCAAATAAATCAGACAACATTGGCTGATATAAGTTAGCTGCTCTTTCATTACTTTCAATATTTCTATTAAGTTGTGATAAAAGAATAGTTATACATTCTGTTTGTTGTTGTAATTCAATACAAGTATGAGATAATTCAGTTAACATTTGGAGTTCAGACTCCTCTCTCTTTTTTTTGAATAATCTTGAATGGTCAAATAGATTTATGATAATCTTATTTGGATTCAAAGCAGCTACTCTTCTTGTTATCTTGTTAACATAAGCTATATCTTTTGCATTATTATTAAAATAGATTGGATACTTTTTATAAGGATTCATTGTTTTTATAAACTCTTCAAGATGACAGTCTTGAAATTCACTATCTACTGATAGTAAATCCGACATCTTTTTACCTACATTTGAAGAGCCAATCCTCATAAGTTGTTGATATCCTGGCATCTCAAATGACCAATATAAGACTATTAATCTTCCTTGGTTCTTTGGGTGATCCAGTAAATCGAAAAGCATTTTATTTGAAAATGCACTTTTCCCACTACCTGGTCTCTTACTACTCTATGTCACCATAGCCATTTCTGTTGTAGTCTAGGCCATACCTTATTCCTATAAATAGGAACCTCATTGGTGGTCGTTACGAGCTTGTTTATATAAATTATAAACCTATCTCTCGGTATTGTCTTATGTAGTTAAGAATCCAGAAGTAGATTCACCTTTATATTTCAAAAGTTGTTCTTTCTCCTTAATTTTTAGCTTATCTGCTATGTTGAAATTTGAGTGACCATAATAACCTTTTGCTCCAGCTTTTTCACAAGCTATTTTATTAGCTTTTGTAAGCTTTTTAAGAGGATCTTTAAACCTTGATTTCTTTAATATTTCAAAGAAAGTATCAGTATAAACTCCAACTTTTGCTTCATAATCTTTACTACTAGTAGCAAATGGTATTGGTTCATACCATAAGTTTCTAATAAAATTCAATACAACTAAAGATTGATCATAAGTTTTTAACATTTTAACTTTAATATACCTTTTTTTATCAATAGTAACAATTTCACATGGTGTGATTTCATTTACTATTTTTATTAATCTATCAATATGATCTTTAGTTCTAGGCATCTCAAATTCATCAATGTAAATTTCTTGATAATCTTCTTGCATTATATACTTTCCAGTACTATATTTCAGATTTCCATCAGGCTTTTTTTCCACCTCATATCTTCTTAGACCTGCCCAACAACTACTATTGCCATTCTTAACTAACTTTTCTTTTTCTAGCTTGTAATAGTGACATGCAAAAGTACGCATGTCTGTTCTCTGCTTTACCATAAGAGTTTCACCGATATTCTGAGTTATTCGATTGCTGTTACCAGCAAAAGGGGCAGAACTTTACCCGCTATAACGTACATTTTACCTGGTTGTAAACCTCCAAGTAAAAGTCCATTTAGTTTCTTCCATTTCGTGGGAAATACAAATCTCTCACCTTTCTTTCCTGCTATGATGTTTGCATAGCACTGATCTACGGCTTTAGAGATAGGCTGAAAACCTAATTCAATAATTTGATCATTACTTTCCTTAGAAAGTTCGAGTGATTCGTCCATTAGAATCGAAATTTAGACCTTTATTTTGATCTATATCTTCTTTCAGTTCGACAAATTGCTCCCATGATTTGTTGTTGATATAGGTAGACAATAATTGCCACTCTGGAAAAAACTGAGCTCTTAACTTAGCACCTTTTCGTGCTTCTATTTCCGCTTGTAAGCCTTTCATAACATCTTCATGACTTAACCCTGATTTTAAATATCTAAAATATTTCAGTCTATTCTTTTCTTTTGTGTTATGTAAAGGTCTTCCATTAACGGATTTAGGATAAAGAGTAATAAATTCTCTCCACTTTTCCTCTAACTCGTTATTCGGTGTTTCAATTTGTTTTACATAATCCTCACCAAGACTAACCAGATCAAAAACCTGAGATAAATCTTTAGTTAAGATTATATTGTGCAAAATATATCCATCGTCCATATCCTTAAGAGTTATAAACCCTTTAAGTAACAGATCTTGAAATACGCTTACTTTATCGATTTTATTCTTCGTTTTTAGAAGATATTTTTCGAGATATTTAATGTCTTCATTTAACAATGAAAGTATAAAATATTGCTCGATAGACAAATCGCTGTCTAATAGGAATTTTTTTAGTTCTTCCAAAAATCTTTTTTTTAGATTTTTATTTTAAATAGTTCTTGTAACTAAGATATTCAATATTAGTTGAATCAAAATTTTCTAAAGCTTTTTTAACCCATTTCTCATCTTGTGTTTGCACTACTGATAAAATATAAATTGTTGCTTCATGACCTTCTCGATATCTAATACATCTACCTATCCTTTGAATTGTTGATAATTCATTTGAATTTAATTGTACAATTACTGCATTATCTAAATTAGGAATATTAATTCCTTCATTTAGAGCATTTACACAGGATAGCTTGTTAATTTTTTCGTCACAAAAAGCTGTTAAATTCTTATCATCAGTTTGTGAATGATATGATTTCTTACAGAGTTCTTCTGCTTGAGAAATAGAACCACAAAAGATTAATGTTCTATCATCCTCTGGAATTGATTCAAGAACTTTTTTTGCAATTTCAGTCTTAGACTTTAAATTGTAAATAAGATGCATTCTTTTTAAAAATAACCATTGAGGAGCTGGTCTTCCAGAATATAATATTTTCTGTATCATATTAGTGATATATTGATATTGTCCATATTCTGTAGTCATAAATGACTTTTCTTTGTTACCTGCTTGTATATACTTATTTTTATCATCTAAAAATAACTCAATAACTTTTATCTTATAAGGTGCAACTACACCTTCTTTAACTGCTTTATCAAGAGATACAGTGTAAACTATATCTAATTTTAACTCGTCAAATAAGGCTTTCTTAATATCATCCTTTGGATATGTAGCTGTTAATCCTAAGATATTTTTAGCTACATTGTTTTTAAAGAACTTAAAGTTGTTTTCAGTGCTCCTATGACACTCATCAAGAATAACTAAATCGTATTCTTGATTCTTAAATTTGTTAAAAGAAGCATAACAAGTTCTTTCTACACAATCAGTGTAAATTACTTTAGACTTCCACTTATAAAATTCATCTGCCCAATTAGTATCTCTTAACTTTTCAGTAGGTACAACAAGTAGGCATTTGAGTTTCTTTTTAAGTTTAGTATGAAGTAATCGACAATAATCAATTGCTATTTTACTTTTACCTACACCAGTAGCTAAACATAGAATACCTGATCCATTATTATCTAAAACAGCTTGCAATGCTTCTTTTTGTAAAGTTTCTCTTTTTAAATTTTTACTCAATAAAGATTGATAAAAATTTTATTTTAATTACTAAATAAGATCATCTTCTTCTTCCCAGCTTTCTTCTTCCCATTCTTCTTCATCTTCATTGTACTCCTCTTCTGTCATTTGGGCTAGTGGTAGTGGAATTGATTTCTCACCAGTAGCTTTTAATTCTTCAGTTTTTTTTAAGAATTTAGAAAAAGAAGATACACCAGAGTTATTATGAATATCATTGATGGTCTTATAATCTTCCCACTTTTGCTCAGGAAACACTTTCTCCTTAAATAATTTTTCTAATAAATATAAGGCACCAGCTAAATTAACAGCATCATTACCACTATTTTTATTTGGATATGTTAATAAATATTCTTCAAAATTATCAATAGCTTTCATTTCCTCAATAGATGCTTTGTTTAATATTCGTATCAAGAGTAGGTAGAGAGATACTAAATACGGAGTTGTTGTCCATCGAGAACTAAACTCAAATATTAATACCTCTCCACTATTACTCAGTGAAACTTTAGAAATTGGAAATTCAAAACCAGTTTCAATACGACTGATTAATTGCTGAGCGAGCTCAACGTGCGTATTATCATATTGTCTGAAGTTTTGCCCTTCAGTTCTAAACCTAATTCCAACTCTGTAAAAGTCTCTATCTATAAATGGATAACTTTCGCAGTAAAGCCAAGGTTTAAAACCATAAACTTGGTTTGTCCTTAGTTTTTGCAACTCATTCTCGTCGCTAGTAGATTGAATGAGTTTTGTTGTCCAAAATAAATCTTGAATATAATCTTTGCATCGCACTTGTGGGTGTAATGGTTTGTTCTCTTTGTCAAGAAAACAGTATTCGCTTACATTATTCGCACCATATGATTCCGTAAAATGGACATTGGCTTCTTCTCTTTCTAAAAAAATTACTTCTTCGTTCATTAATCTAATTAAATATTAAGCTTGTTTGGATAACTTTTGGTTTCTCAATCAAGCTAATTATTTTTCGCACTTCGTTAATGTAATAGTTATAATTAATATCAAAAGATTCTATTCCTTTAATATCATTAATAATATTACATACACTTGAAGCTTCTACAGATACTTGTCTACCATCATGATAATCTTTAATAAGTTTACCACCTTTATTTGATATATAGTATCTGCATACTTTTTGTTGTTTTTCTTTTATAAATTCTCTATTTTTAATAAAATAAAGATTTATTTCAAAATCACTTTTACCTTTTACAGCTCCAAAGAAATCTGAATAATTATTATGGTTTTTGATAAACTGTTTATAGTCTATACCATTAACAAAATATGCTTCTAATGCTTTAGCTACAATTAAAAAAGAATGGTTTTTGTGATAATCTAATTGATATTCAAACAATCCTTTTCTTTTAATTTTTCCTTTAATATCAACAGCAATATAATTGTTAACATCCATAATAACCATTTGTTTATAAAAGTTATTCTCTAATTCTAATTTAGTGATTTTTTCCCATTCTCTACATATATCATGTACTACCTGCTTCTTATCAGGAGCATATCCAATAGTTACACCATCAGTATTCTCTTGATAAATTTTAATTTCTGGAATAGCTAATGTTAGCATTTCTACTAACATTAAGATACTCAATTGACCATTAATAGTAATTGACATAGTAAACAATGGATCATATAAGTAAGAATTCTCTTCATTACTTAATCCATAGGTACTATTAAGAATAATTTTATATACATAATTTCTTGGATCTGTTTTTGGAATACCTTTTCTTTCTTGAAAAATATTGTTATATATTTTCGTAAAAGAATCTCCTAAATGAGCAGGTTTTAAATCGTTTTGAATTGCTAAATTTGGATAAAATGATGTACAATTTTTCTACAGTTTCCTATAGGATCGGACTATATCTTAGATTCTTTTCTCCATATATATCCATACATAGTTGGTTTATAACCATTACATACAGAATATATATTTTGCCATTTGTAATCGGGATTTTCTTCAATAATTTGTTTAACAGAATTATATTCTTTAATAAGAACCATTTCTTTTGTATATTGAAGAATTTTATATTTACATTTTGCTTTCGAAACTTTATTAGACATTTCTCTTAAAATATCTGGATTTTTTTTCCAAAAATTTTTAAAATGCTTAGAAACTTTTTCTCTTTCTTCTAATTTTTCAAATCTCTTACTAGTTGCTATTTTAAGTTTTTCTCTAGTTGAAGTAGAGACAATACACTTAGAACTTACATCTAATCTTAGATTATATCCTTTAGAAGGATTAATTGAATCATAGTAATTAATCCAATACAATTCTCTTTCTGATAAAATACTTTCTTCTTTATCTAAATATTCTAATATAAAATATTCAAAGTTTTCTTTACCATATTTATACCATGAATTAATTAAGTATTCATTTTCATGTTTTCTAATTTTTCCATTTAAAGCTCCAATATGATTTTTTAGTCTATAATAAATATTTATAGATTTTCCAATGTAAACTTTATTATTTATTATATTTCTAATACAATAAATTCCTGATTTTCCTTTATGTTGTATATTTAATTTCATATTACAAATATACAAAATAATATCTTATTATCCTAAAAATTAAAGGATAATTATTTAAAGAATCTCTGTGCGCTTCCAGCATAAAGCTGTACTCTACTTTCTCTATTGGCATAGGATTTCGATAGTCTCTGAACCCGATTTAACTTGGCTGCTGATTACCATATTTTCACTTAGGCTTCCAGCAATTCACACAGTTATGACGCTACATCTTTAACGTCAATATCTTCCATAATTAGATTCTCATTATCTTTATAAACTCCTGGCTCACAACATGCATGTATTCCACCTAATGCCATTACAGTTTCTATTCCATGGTAGTTAAAAACTTTTTCAAATGAATCTCTTGTATTATTCCCATCAATCTTCAATTGCTTGATTTGATCTAAAAGAATATTTAGTTGTTCTGTTTGAAACTTAATATAAGGAAATATAATTTCATTTACATTAATTATATTTCTTCTTGTTTTAAGCTTTTTTAACTCCCACGGACTAATTCCTGATTCTTCTGATAAGAATTTTGCAAAAATTTCTTTCGCTAATCTTGGTTCAGATGCATTTAATAAATTAATATCATATTCATTTGATAAGTTGATTCGTAAATCAGTTTCAAACTTTATGAGTTCAAAAAATTTGGTGGTTGCTTCCACATCATTCCAATTATAGGATAAGATTAAATCTATATCCTCTTGATCTACACAAGCACTATGATGAATTGGCATTTCTTGAATGTTATCAAAACCAATCGTGAATTCAATCCATTTTAAAGAAGTTCCTCTCTTTGCTGTACCATCATAGTGCTTTTGTTTAAACAAATCTATTTGTGGGAATATTAAATTCTTCTCTGCAACTACATGTTGATATTTATCGTCTCTATTTTGTAAGGCAATTAAATCCTGTACAAATTTATAAGATTCTTTTAATACCAATTCTACAGGTGCTTTTCTAAATGTTTTATTCTTAAATAAATATTGTAGTATTTGTCCATCAAATGCTAGATTATTAAATCCAACAAAATAATAATTATGTTGTTTTAGTCTAACAATGAAGTCTATGAGTTCATTAAACTCATTTTTTGTTTTGTGAATTATGAATTGTTTTCTTTTTTTTGTTTCGTAGTCTAAGAAACAAAATGTAAAGCACTCTTTTAAAGTTTCAATATCATAAATTACGTATTTGATGTTAGTAAATCTCTTCTCCGTTAACTTCAATAAACTTATCCATTAGATTTTTTATTTTCCATTGAGTAAGATAAGCTTCTTCTTCTAATTCATCTTCATCAAAGTTCTTATAGTTGCTTTGGATTTCTGCATCCTTAAAATCTCCTTTTAAGTACCTGATATTTAATCTTACTTCTGTGTTAATAGGATAGGATGGATTTACAGATTTGATAACTTTACATAGCCATTGTTCATAGCCATATACTTTAGTTGTCTCTAATGATTCCTCTTCATCACTCCATTCAAAGAATATTGTTTCATGAAACTTCTTCTTTTCAGGTGTTCTTTTAGTTACTGTATCTTTTAAGATAAATGGTAAGCCTCTCTTTAATCTCTTAATGAGCAATACTGTACCTATTACATCTTTTTGATTTTCCCAATCATTAAAAACAGTTATCAGTTTATTTGCTTTTAAATCTTCCTGTATTGTTTCCATGGTTCCTTTTTATAAATTTCAAGATACTTATTATAAAAAGCATCATATGCATCTTCTTGTTTCTCAAAACTTCCAAGATTAACTTCCTTTTTATTTACACAAATACGAGCTACATATTTTCCTGAACTAGACATTCTAACTCCTCTAAGTTTAGAAAAATTAGTATAATTATTAGCAGTTTTTTTCTTAGATATATTATCTCTAAGCTCTATAATTTGTATATTATCTAAAGAATAATTTTTAGATGAATCAATTCTATCTATAGAAGGTCTTTTTAAAGATAATATATTATCTCTATTTTCTATACAATAATCTTTGTATTCATCTCTTGTCATTTCAATTTTAACACTTTTATAAGATTTGCATTTATCAACATTTTGTAAATGTTTATATTTACCACATCTTATATTTATATTAGTCCATGAAGAATGTATGAAATTTCCTATTTTAGTTCTTCTTCCCATGTTTTAAATCTGAACTTCCAAAACCTTTTTCTCCTCTAGTTGTTTCAGGCATCTTTTCTGTAAATACATAAGTCCATTCAGTTTTAGGTACAAACATAAACTGTGCAATTTTATCACCAATTTGATATATCTTTTCAGATGCTTCAGCTTCATGAATTTGCTTGTCTATGAATTCTACTTCTTTCTTTAACTTATAAACCTGGTCAAAAACTCTGGCTCTTTTTGGATTAAGAAAACTTAATGTCTTATGATAATTACTTTTATCGATGTATTCGTCTCTCTTAGCTGTGTAAGATCGATACAAGAAATCAATTAATGGTTGTTTGGTTCTTTTGAATCGAATTTTCCACTCACCTGTATACTCGTCTATTACGCCTACAGAATTACATAGAATCAAATCGTACCCTGATATTGAACTTCTAGGAAATACTAATCCTAAATATCCTTCATCGGGTAACATTTTTAATCCTGTGCTATATTCTATGTACTTTGCATCATATACAACAGATGTTGCTATTATGTCTGCACATGCATCTCCAGGGTGAGCTTTCTTTGGTTGTTTGTCTTCTTCAGATGTTGTTAAGATATTTAACATTCGTTTTTTCTTTTCATTTTATTTTCAGCCATGAAAAAAGGTCTTTGTTCATAAAGCATTGCATTTGCTTTATCAACCCATCTTTTTTCACATTTTGACATAAATGAATTCTGTTTTAAGATCCTATAATTAGGTTTAAAATCTTCTACATAGTTGCCATCTTGGTAATATAAATTTCTACCTTTAGCATCAATAGTCCATTTTAATCCATCGTGTGAATAGGATACATTAAGGGCGATTCCATTTCTATCTCTTAATACTTTAAATTTGTTTTCTGTAATTCTTTTTAATACATTTTCGCTATTGTCTTGTCTTTTATCGTTATTACTAATCATTAATATAAATTGAAGGTGATCTGACTTTGATAACCTTCTTTAAAATGGAGTGGAGAATAATGGATTCGAACCACTGCACACGGATCTTCAATCCGCTGCTCTACCAACTGAGCTAATTCTCCTAAGGGTTTCGTACGAGATTCGAACTCGTGACCTTCTGCACCACAAGCAGACATTCTAGCCAGACTGAACTAACGAAACCATTATTTTTTTATTATTTTTTAGTTGCCCATGGCAGCTGTGAGCTTACCTTTCCTCTCATCACAGGTAGTGATCGCGTGCTTGACTATTACACCATCTGGGCTTGGGAGACATCTACACATCTACAGCTCAAGAAGAGCACGTAATTTACAGTTACGCTAATGCTTATTATATTTTACCGAATAAATGGTTTTTTCACTTTCCTTTTGGAAGGGAAAGCTTTCACATTTCAAAACGGGTAGATGTTTGTGTTCACTAATAAGACCTATATTCTTAAGGTTGAAGCACGAATACCTCAATTGGTCCTATGAAAAAGGTTTTTTGAAAAACTTATTAGCTATTGGAACACGCAATTAACATCGCTATAAGTCCATCTGAAAACTCATCATGAATCTCTTCAGGATGCCATTGAACAGAAGCGATGGGGTAGTTATTATATACTAATGCTTCAATAATATATTTACGATTATTGTGAACAAATTCTGGTAAATGTCCTTTATACTTATAAGAACTCATCCATGCTTGGTTGTTCTTAGTATTAGAATATATTTCACAAGTCCATGCAGCAACTGTTGCATTAGCTGGGCAGGTTTCAACTGCTTGATGATGCATTGAGTTTACATCAATTCTTTCTTGTATATCTCTTACTACAAGTAAATCATCTTGTACTTCAGTATGTAAATATGCTAAAGATTGAATTAAGTAATTTCTTTCATCTTCTTTATTTTGATCATGACCAGATAAGTGTTGAATTAACTTTGCACCAAAGTGTACTGCAATAGTTTGGTGGCCTCTACATCAAATAGGGCCTATTATCTTCGGAACTCTTTATTTCCGAATTCTTATACTTGTATTTTGTATAAGTTTGGACTATATCATATTCTTAAATAAAAATTATTTATTTTTTCTTAAAATAACAATTAATTTTGTATATTTGCAACAATAAAAACAAATTTACATGATAGACAAAATTAAGTTTCTTGAACTTTATAATCAAGGAAAATCTGACAAAGAATTATCTGAAATATTTAATAAAGCAATGAGTACGATCTATGAGTTTCGTATTAAAAATGATTTACCAAATAATAGAGATGTTTACTTTGAAAAATTAAAATCAAGAATTTCTGAGTTAAGAGAATTAGATTATACTGATAATCAAATTGCTTCTACTTTAGGTATATCTCAAAAGCAAGTAAACTATTTTAGAAATAAATTAGGACTAAAACCTAAAATGTTTCAAAACACTTATACTAACGAGTTAGATAGAGTAAAAGGATATATGATTAGAAATATAAAATATTCTGCTAAAAGAAGAAATTTAGAGTTTAATTTAGAATATCAAGATTTACAATTACCAAATGAATGTCCAATATTTAAATTTCCTCTTTTATATAATACAAAAGAAGGAGATTATCAAAATTATAACTATGCTACAATAGATAGAATAGATAATAATAAAGGATATATTAAAGGTAATATAATTGTTCTTTCAAGACTTGCAAATATGATGAAAAATCAAGCCACTTTTGATCAAGTAGAAGTATTTTCAAAAAATATGCAATTATTAATAAATTTTTATAAGAATCAGGGCGCTCTTGTCAATGTTACTGACGTATTTCAAGATATAACTCTTAAAACTTAGTCTCGATTGTTAGTCTCTGCACCTTCAAAGATATTTCTATCTAAGCTTGGCTCATGATTGGCATTTCAGCTTTCCATGAGTTCACCCTGTTTTTAACATCTATATTACTATAGAGTGGGACATGTAATTTTATCCCGAAAATTGGAATACGCTTTTCAATATACTTAGGTAACATATTAACATCAAACCATTCTCTTGCTTGATCAGGTTTTTGATTAAAAAAGGAATGTTTATCACCTTTTCCTAGATATCGTATAGTAGATACATCTGGTCCACCTGGTATTACTAATAAATCTAAGTTCTCTTCTACAAGAATAGCAACTGGATTTACAATAATAACATTACCAAATTTAGTAAAATAGGTAAGATAAGGAAGGCTAACTCCTACTGATGTGCCATTTGGCAACATATGTCCTACTATACCAATTCTTGGTGTTTTAACTGGAACTTCTACATTAGGTTGTGTTCCACCTGCTGGAGTTTCACCAGCAACTTCTTCTTTTTTATTCAGCGTGTTGGTCTGCATATTCTTTCATTTTAATGTTAAAAATCTCAGTAAATGACTCATCAGCCACACCAAAATGTGCCATCAAGACACGTGCTTGTTCTGCATTGTTCTGCTCAATACAGTCTTGTACCTGTCTTTCAAAGTCTTCACCAATTTCTACATTCTCTTTAAAAGCATAATATGCTTTTTCAGTCTGACGGAATACCCATTTACGATACTCTTCTCTTTCTGTCCACCAGTTTGATAAAACACGATATTCAAGACCAAAGTCTTTATCACGCCATCTTCCTGGTGTACCATAAATAGCTTTTCTTCGTTCATCTGTGTCCAAAATAACAGATGGTAATCCTAAGAAAATATCCATCCATTTAATAATGGTTTTACTGCTAAAATAAGCAGGACTTGGATATCCAACATGGATATGACCACCAGCAAAACGCCAGTTTGATTCAGATAAATTTGTTACACTAACATTCTCTCCGCTATAAGCTGAGAAGTCTTCAGAACAACCAACAATATGTGCCTTATCATCAGCCAACATTGCATTAGTAAATTCTGCGCTTGGTTGTACTCGTACAACTAGTGATTCTGGAAGATTTTTTTTTAACCAATCATAGATTTTCTGAATATTATCAGAGTACTCTTGTGGATTAGATGCAGGTGGAATATTAAATTCACACATTACATTATCTACTTGAGTAGTAAATCCTTTTGGTAAATCAGGTATCTGAAATGGTATTTCTTTATCACCTTTGATAACACCAAAGGAAGGATAAAATATTTTATCAATCAAAGAGTATAAAAATACCTCTGGATCGGTGCCAAGTGTTATGTGGCTATTGTTAAGTTTGTCTTTGTCTTTTTCCATTATTTTGATTTTTTCTTTTCCTTACTTGTTTTCTCAACAAACTCTGCTATAAATTTCTCTGATTTTTCTTCTGGTAGGATGTAATGTGACGACACATTATCCATTGTACCTATATTTTGCAGATCTAAATTTGTAAAATGTGAATCAGGAAATTGTTTATAACTTATTGCAATTTCTTTTAAATAAAGGAAAGCTTTGTAATACAGTTTATCTTTTAATAATTCTCTTAACTTATTATTTAATATGTTTTTATCATCACGAATCATTCGTGTTTTACCATATGTATTAATGTTTAAATGATTAATTTGCGAAAGGTTACCAGTTAATTTACCATTAATATTATAATTTTCAATAAAATCAATTATATTAAATTTATTATCTCCTATTAAGAGTAGAGAAATATAAAAGCTTTTATAAATACATTCGTAGTCAGAATTTAAAATTACATCAGTATTTGAATGTCCTATAAATCCGTAATATCCACCTAACAAACCAGATTCTTTATTAATTATATCTTTCTTCGCTTCCCAATCTCCTTTTTCTGTTTCTTTTATTCTATGGAATATATATGAATCACTAATTAGATTATGTGGACAGAGGTTAGCAAGAACTAATATTTTACTTAAAGATGGTTTAATTTTTCGCTTTTTAAAATACCTGTAGAATTCAACAAATCTATATGGTAGCCAAAATTGGTTTGTATTCCAAAGTGCCCTTACCAAACACAATGCAGCATATCTCACGCTAGCAACATTATTCTTGTAATCTTCGCCTAATAAGAAAACATAATTTTCTTTATTAGCCATATTGTATACTCCGCCGTGATTCTTTTCTACTTCTGCGTCTGTTAAGATTCCTTTAAATTCGATTTGAAATCCTATTTGTTTTAAAAGATTGATATATTCTTCAATTTCTTCTTTTTGATAAAAGCAGCAGGTAATTGGTACTACTACACATAACGAGTGACCTTTTCCATAAATTCTACTTTTTACAAAAGAATGACATCCTGTGTGAATTGAATCCATTATTATTTTCTTACCATTTGTGTCTACTCCATAACTATAAGAGTGTGTTGCCATAAATGGTGTAGGCATTTTACCTTTGAAAGGATCAAATCTTGGGATTTCGTTCAAATATTCGTTTTCCTTTAAATCTATCATTTCTTTGAATGTCTTTTTCCAAAAGTGGATTAATAATTTCTAATTTTCTAAACGGATTGTTTGTGTATAAAACCTTCTTTCTGTCTGACAGAGTAGAAGCAATAATAATTTGTCTTTTACTACCTTTACGATGGTTAAAGTTTTTATTAGCTTCTTGTTTTATACGTTTGATTTCTTCTTTCAACATTTTGTGTTGTGTGCTAATGAATGTATAGGTTTGTGTTTTTGTAAACTTTAATTAATCTCAAAACTTGGCTCGTGAACTTGTGGTAGAGTTTTAGTTTCTTTTAATTTTTTGATATTCATCTTCTTTAATATAGTAGGTAAATCATCAAATTGAGAATTAAAGAATTGACGTAAATCACTTTCTGGTGGAACAGGTAAAGTATAAGTAGGATTATTTTCCAACCTACCTAATGCAATTTCTCTTCCTTTCTTTTTAGTGAATGCATCATGTTTACAGCATTTAGCAACGCCAAATGACATTGTTGCTGTTTGCTCATCATAGCTTGCTGCTAAGGTAAATCCAATACCTTTGTTTCCAGTCTTTAACTGGTGGCGTAATAAAGTCATGTTTAGTGTTTTATTTTAATTAAACTAAAAAAAAGTAAAAGCTGTATATTTCACCAACTTTTACTTTTATAAATTATGTGCGTACCGCTTATTTATTTTAATGGAATATTGTATACTGTTCCAGTTCCACCAGCTACAGTAGATGGTAATACACCATTCCATTTTTCAATTGCCTGTTGTTTCAGTATTTCTTCTGTTATACCTCTACTTTGTATTAATTTTTCTTGAGTTTGAAGTTCAGCTAATTCATTCTTTTTTTTTTGTTCAATAATTTGTTGATCAATTACAGTAACATTAGTATTTACTTCATTTCTGTTTTCAATTTTCTTTTTTACTTTATCTCCATAATCAAGATTAGTTGAAAAAGTAATCAAAGTAATACCGATTTCATTAAATGCTTTTTCGACTTTAGATTGAATAATTTTTTCAAATTTTAAATTACCACCTTTTTGCATTAATGAATCTGTTGGTGATGATTTAGCTTCTTCTTTAATTATATCATATATTCTTGATTCAAGAACATTATTTTCTAATGACACCATAAAATCATTTCCACTTCCAAGATTTGAATTATTAAATACTAGATCAATAACTCTATCTTTTTGAACTTTATATGAATATTTAGGTGTAACATAAAGTTCTGTATTATCTGCATCTTTTAATGTAGATACTTTTTCATAACCTGCTCTTTGTTCCCACAAAGGAACTGTAAACAATTCTGTACCTAGTGAAAAAGCTGTAAATACTCTACCTGTTACAATTGAAAAATCAGATTTTCCGGCTTTACCGTAATTCTCCATTAAGACACCTGCATAATTAGGTGCGACACGTTCACATGATGAGAACGTTAATGATACTGCTAATAGCATGAATAACAGTAACTTGAAATTGTTTCTTTTCATTTTTTTAGATGTTTGATTTAAAATATTTTTTTTTTGGCATAGAAGTATATTACTCCTCCTATAAAAGCAAATCCAAGCCAAGCATTGATATGGTTAAATAACCATACTCCTCCATACAATAGTACGAAAAATAGGAGTGTTAAAAATACAGTTTTTTGCATGTTTTGTAAAGTTTTTAAATTCAACTTGAATTCATAAAAAGCTGATTTTAGTGATTATTAATGAGATTATAAGTAACTTCTTACTTTCTCTTTTTTTCTCTTTTCGTAAGTCTTACACTTTTGTTTATATCGAATAAGCTTTAGATTGTCTTCTTGTGTTTTTGGTTCAAATTTATTATAGAACTCATCTTTGTTGTATGTGGATTTCTTTCCAATATACTCACTGTTCTTTGAATCAACAACTACACAACTTCTTGTTTCTGAATCTAAAACTCTAACTACTAGTGTAGGATTTTTTTTGTTAATCAAAACATCTCCTGCATTATACATAGCTTCGAATTTTGTGTGTTAACTCTCTTCGAATCATTTTAATACCGACAAAATAATTTCTATTGTCTCTTTGAATTTTAACAGTACCATACGCTTTTGCATTTCTGTATTGGTTATCTGTTATTCTAGTTCCAAAGATACTGTCACTAAAGTCAGTTATTTCAGCTCTACCTTCTGGATACATAGGTAAATCTTCTTTTTTAATTTGATTCTTGTTTTTGATAAAATACTGCATTATTGTTTTATATTTGAAAGCTCTTTTGAAAATGTACCTAAATATGTAGCATTAGGATATTTTTCTTTAAATTTATTATATGCTTCATTAGGATTTTCTCCTTCAAAGTTTTCTCCTATTGTATAATTAGCAAGTACTCTTCCACTTTCTTCATCTTCTTTTAAAAGATTTGGTTGGTGAAATAAAATATGGTATTCATTCATAAGCAATGTTTTAAATAAATAAATAGCGGGTGAGGGACTCGAACCCTCGACCTCCAAGTTATGAGCCTGGCGAGCTACCAACTGCTCCAACCCGCAATTTATTATTTTTTTGTGTATAATCAAGCAGTTATTCAGGATTTACCTGTTGTGCTTGTTGATCTTCTTCAGCTAAAGCATCTTTTGCTTCACCTAAAGTTGATACATATGCTTTGCGTAATTCTTCAGCATTTCCAATTAATTGTAATACATCTTTAATTTCACTCGTAAATGCTTTCTTTTTTTCCAGAATAAGTTTTTTGTAATCTTCTTCTGCTTTCCTACATTCTTTGTCGAATGCAATTTTTTTATCAATTAAAGCACTTACTTTTTCTTTAAAAGTTTTAGCTGTAGCTTCTTCGCGTTCTTTTAGTAGCTCATCTACTAAACCGGCAACTGTGTCGTTACCTACAGTTTGTCTTTTAAATACACCTGGTCCTCTGAAAATTGCCAGCATTGTGTTGAAAGCATGATCAAATTGCTTTTCAATTTTGTTAGCGTCTCCGCCTTGTCCGTCTTTGTTTTGATTTGGATCCATTTTTTGGAAATTGTTTTAGTTATTTAAATGAGAAATTTTGTAATCTATTCATTTGATATTGAACAGAATAACCAAGACTTTTTATATCTTGTTGTTGTTTTTCAGTTGCTAGCTGAATTCTTTGATGATGTGATAAGAATCTACCTCTTACACTAGTTGTTCTTTTACCTTGAAATGATTTTTTTGGTATAGCATTCAAATTAAATGTAACAGGTAAAGATAGTTTAAAGATATTATTAATCTCGTCAACTCTCTTTACATAATCATCACAATTCCAAGGACTAGTAAATTCAATAGATAATAATCTATAATCTTGTATTCGATAAGATAAACCTCTATTTCTTAATAAGTCACCATCACGATGCTTTAAAAAATGTAGTTCATCATTACCTTTACAAAGATGTAAGAACATTGCTGGAAAATTACAATCTATCCATTGTTCTGAGCGATTTTGTGTTCTACATTTTTCTAGCCACTTGTTACACCGGTCTATAATATTAGAACAATTTTTTTTTAACTGTTCCATAATTATTATTCTTCAACCCATGTAATTATTGGACAATACTGTTTATAAATCGCATATATTGTTTTACCTATTAATACACATGCTAATGCTATGTATTTAAAGATAAGAAATATATTTAGTAATGGTTTACAATATCCTAGTAAATGAACAACTCCATTTCCTAACCAGCACAATTTTTTCCACAGTGCTTTAAAGAAACATGTTAATCCATTACCAATAGTCTCACCCCAGCATTTAAAGAATTGATATACTGAAAATATAAAACCAGCTAATAGAGCTATTATAATTACTCCAATAGTTATTGATGTTAGAATAAGTGTTATATTAGGTACAATAACACAAGCAAATAATGTGTAAATACCATAAAATAAAGCTCCAATAATACATATGATAATAAATCCTGCAATTATCATTAGAATCCATTTAAGAATTTTACTATCTTGTATTTTCTCTAATGTAATAATAGTATTATCTAGTTTTTGTATCTCATTGTGTTTTTTAACTCTATCTATTTCTTCTTGCTTAGTTTTAATATTGGTTATTGCTTTATTAACTCGTACTTTGAATTGCCATATATAACTGCTTGCATCATCATAATTCATGAGTTGTAAATTATCTTGTATAAACAAGCCAATCTTTCCTATTCCTATTTGTTTAAATCTTAAAAATTCATATGCTTTTACTAATTCTTCATCAGTTGCATTTGGATTATCCATTATAGCTTTAACAATTAGATAACATTCATTAAGATTAGCTAATTCTTTAGCTAATTTCTTATCTTTCCTTTTTTGTTTGTAATTTTCACAGTCTTTAACTCTGTTAGATACAAAATCACCAATAGATTTGGATGGAATTTTCATTCCTTTAGCTATTGCAATAAAAGGAATTATAAATAATGTACCTACAAAACTCCAGAAATAAGGGCACATTGTCTTAAATACATCTGGAGGATTTACACCATAGCACCATTTAAATAGTTTACAATGCCATGCATCTTTACTAAAAGTGTATGGATTTTTGATTGGTTGTGTTGTCATAAATTGATTTTTAATGAGGTTTGGTTAATTTATTTTTTCTTACATCCAAATGTCTTACAGACTTTTATATTAGTTTCACACTTTAGACACACTTGAACCCAATATTGAGGCCATTGTTTTAGTGAATCATCTGGTGTACTAATAATTGTGCCTGTTTTAGGACTGTTTGGATATTCTTGAAGTAATTTAAATTTTAACATAAAACTTAAAATTAATTCCATATTACTTCCCATCCTGGAGGACAAGAAGCATAATAAGCACTTTTTTTTGCAGCATCACATGGATTAATAATAGTTATACCTGTAACATTGTGTGTAGAAATCTCTCGGTATTGATATTTTTTATCTTGTGATTTGCATTCATTTTCTTTTTTGCATCCTCCTAAAAGAATAAGAAAACTAATTGTTAAATAAAAATAAAGTTTTTTCATAATAATTTTGGTTTAATGTTTTTAAATTTATTTATAAATGTAATGTTTTTCCTTGTTATCAAACAATATTAATTGTAATATATTTAAATTATTAGGATTTTTTTCTATCCATAGATAATATCCTTCTGATAATTTATATATATCTGCTTTAGTATCATCTTCAACTAGGTAATCGTTAAAACTTACTGATAAGATATTAAATTTTCTATCTTCTTTTTCAGTTTTAATAGATAGTAATGAATCTTTTAAATTAAATTCAAATACTATAGTATCTTGTATCCATTTTCTATTTTCTTCACTTTTAAGTGATTTAAATGTTGTGTGATAATAACAATCGTTTCCTTTTGTTAATAAAGCTAATGCAAATACAAGTAATAATGTTAAAATATACTGTTTCATATGTTAAAAATTTGTTTATAAAATGTTTTTAATGTTTTAAAAATAAAATCCGCTTCACTTCTACTATTATATTTTCTAATGTATCCTTTTTTAGCTTCTTCAATATCAAAGCGATGCATAGTTATAGCAACAAATCCTCCTTTAAGAACTTTATCTTTTTGGATTTCATGAATAGCAAATAATAAATTTGTTTAAAATGTGTAAAAACTTTAGTGATACGGAGTTACAGATCAACCGAAGTCGATCCATAAACTCCTCTCACTAAAAACCAATAATGGTGTTAGTTATTTTCAGTCATTTGCTTTAATTTATTTTCAGGTAAAGCAATTATGTTTTTCATGACAAATCTTAAATCTCTTTCTTCTTTGTCAATTTGATCAATAGCAAAATTTATTGCCATTATTTCATCTTCTTCTGAACCAATAATACCATAAATAGTACCCATAGGACATTGAGGATTATTACAACTGTGTAATATTATAATTTCACAGTCGTGTTTTGAATTACCAAATATTTGTTTGATAATGTGTTGCACTTCCTGCATTTGATTAATTTGAAATGGAGGAAATAAATTGATAATTTTTTTCATAATGGTTGTTTTAGTGACCTATAAATATAACGCTTTGAGCCTAACACTGCTATTTATACTCGCTCAAACGAGTTAGTAGTCTAAATCCAGGTTGCTTTAGCTATACCAAACTGGTATTACTCTCGGCCTGGATTTAGTCCACAAAAACCATAAAACTATGAAAAACCCAATTGCCTCACGGCAATCAATAGAGTTAAATGTTATTTAAATACAACTAAAATCACTTTTATTTTTAGTTGTTAATAAAATTGCACGCATACAAGGATTCGAACCTCAACCAATGGTTTTGGAGACCATTATTCTACCATTAAACTATACACGTATTTTTGACATCGTAGGGAACAATTTATAGTGTGTTTGAGAAAATTGTAACGAATAATTTTGATGTAACACTATAAGACACCACTATATGTCAAATAAAAGAAAAGGAGGAACATTTTAAACAGTGTTGTTGTTAACGGAAGAGTGAATTCTGTATTGATGTAACTGTTTAATCACCATCCTATTGGTTGCCGACTGCGATTCGAACGCAGGACCCACGGTGCCGAATTGAAGTAACTATTATTTCACTATACCATAATGTAAGAATAGACATAATAGGCTTTTTTAAACCATTGCTCTACCACTGAGCTACCGACAACTTTATTTTTATACTGGGAACAAGTTAACAGGGTGTTGTTTCACCAAAAGAAGTAACCCTGTAATACACCACAGTATATTTATATTTTATACATCCTGTTCCAAGAATGAATTCTCTAAGCCTTCATAGGCAGCTATATAAGTTAAAAAGTGCTCACTATGTCCACTTATTTCAGCAGTCCATACGCCTTTATAGTTTACACCATTTTTATGTGCTGATACATCACAAATATAGTTATATTTACCAAAAGGTTTAGGAATTTTATTTTTTCTGTCCATATCTTGTGAATCAGAGAACACAATAATACGGTCAAACACTTTACCCACATTCTTTTCACACCATTCTAAAGCTTGTCTGGTGAAAATTCCACCATAACCAATTTTTAATCCTTTAATTTGATCTGCTATATCAAATCCTTTTTTAGGATATTTAATTAGCTCAGTTGTATGTGTCCAATTATGGTCTGCACCAGCTGTACATACAAGTGTATAATCTTCACATTGATTAGCAGCTAACATAGCCATAGCCATTGCTTGATCTAATCTTGTAAAGTCTGATTTATCAGAAACACGTGCATTCATAGAGCCTGAACGGTCTAATACAAATAATGTTTTACCTGGTATTCTAGGTAGATTAGCATAGGAGCCTATCATAGCATCTTCTATTTCTCTACTAAATTCAGGATTGATTCTGGCAGTTTTTAAGAAATCTAATGGTAATAGCATTTGTGATTTTAAAGTTTCTAAACCTCTGTTTATTACTTTCTTATCAACACTTGCTTCCATCATATTTCTAATGTTTCTTAGCATAGCTAAGCCACCAATTTTACCTTCTTCAATCAATCTTGTCCAGGTTTGTTTTTTATCTTTACCTGTAGATAGCGATACTTCCCATGTATCAGGAGTTTTTAACTCTCTGTTTGCTATTTTGGAGAATAATTCTTCTTTACCTTGCTGTGGTTTAGCATGTACTAAGAATAAAACATCTCTTAACTTAATGGCAGCATCTCTGTCATATTTAGCAAGTTGGTACTCACTAAAATTATTAAATGCATTACCTAAACCTTTTTTAGCCTGTGCAGCTATTGGTTTAAGTTTACCACCATTTTGTACTTGATAAATAGCTAAAAAATCTGTTAACATATCAGCTCTAGTAATTACTTTAGCTAATACATCTGCTACATATTTTTTATGCTCTTTATGTTTAAGCATTTCAACAGCAATAAATAATGGAGTGTGTCTTAGTTTTTGAACTAATCTCGTTTCAATAGCTAAGTTTGCAACTTCCTTAGGATTGCATTTTGGTATTAATTCTGCGATTTGCTGTGCTGTAGTAATACCATCTACATAAGCATTTTTTTCCCATAATAGGTTTGCTAGCACAGTTCTTCTAAGCATGGATATATTGTCTTGTTTAGCAGACTTTATACCAGCTCCACCAGCTGTTCTTTCGTTACTGAATTTTGATTCAGGTTTTACAAGCGGATTGACTTTACTCATTGTGTTTTTAGTTTTTTTGGTTAGTAAATGATTTATTAATAGTTATATTTTTTCCAGAACTCGGTTTATAGTTAGATACGCTACTGTTAACAACTCTGTTCTGTACTTCTTTAAAGACCTATAGTATCACCTCTCTTATTCTTTAAAGTTATATTATTTCTTCAGTATTCTCTGTGATTTTAGTGGCGGATCTACCTTACTTGGCACAAATTCTTACAATAGAATTGTCTTGGACTAACCATACTTGTTTAAACGACAAGTGGTTGTGGGAACTATACCAGATTTGAACTGGTAATCTTATCTCCTATCAAAGGTTAATAACATTTGGAAATCTGCATACTCCAATACCTTATGCTAATAGTTCCATGTATTTTTATCTTCAGTAAGAAAGTTATAGATGTATATCACTGTTTGGCAACATCTTTCACTTATAACTTCTTACTTCAGATTACTGATTAATAACCAATAGACTTACACGCCTATATCAGGAATTTCGTTACTGTTTGAACTAAGCTTTTTTTAAAAGTTATCCCTCATTTGGGCATGCTCCAACAACAATTATTAATCAGTATGAATTTTATGAATTATAAATTAAGTCATAGATAATTACTTTGATGGAAGACACTACCTTTTATCCACCAAATCCACTAACACTAATGGAATAAGTCGATATTTCTATCTTAGTAACTTTTAATTTATAATTCAAGGACTTCGCTAACCTCGTTGATAGTTGTCATTATCAGTAGATAGATTTCTCTATTTTACCTATCAACTACATACAGTTTATGTATTATCCTGTATGGTTTGTTACTGGTAATCACTCCAGTCTGCACAATGTTGTTATTAATATTGTTATAACCTTACACATATTAACTTCAAAATAAGCTCAATTAATTGTCTGCAACCTATTTTTACTATAACAACTACTACAACAATATTACTATTGTTGAGGCATAAATTAATACTGATTATCCTACAGCGAGGTCTCCACTTACAAGGTTGCTACATCTGAATTAACTTAGTAGACTATGGGAATTAATTTATGCTGCCACCACATACTTTACTTAGATTATATCGTTATCTACTGCTGTCTTACAAGCAATATATCCACAAATTCAAGTATGCTTTACAATTCTCTACCAACAGCTCAGTTATAATTATAATAACAAGTTGTATTTGATATGAATTATTATTAAAACCTTTTGATTAGCTATCCGTGTATTAATGCCCACTTTCGCTAATTGATAGTAAATGTTATTCATTGCCTTTAAATAGGATTAAACTTACATTATTTTTACTAATCAAAAGTAACCAGTTATGTTTGGTTAATAATAATGGTTCTTATGTTACCACCAACGCAGTTTTAAATACAATAACTGTCGCTAAAATGCTGGTTATACCAGAAAAATAAAATAACAGGCTTTGTTCACCACTGCAATCATACCACGTACTACTCCATTTCTGGCGACGGCTTTCTCAGGTATTAAACATGCTAGTATCCTGTTATAGGTACATCTAGTTGAGGAATCACACCTCTTTTCACTAGATTTTCAGATTTAAGGTATTTACCGCATCTTACTACAAGAAGTGTTGCTGTTCATAAACTAGCTTAATTAGAGAACCCACAGATTGATAGGTAATCTCACTGTGGGTTAATCACTTGTCCAAATTCTAGTGGAATATAAACTACGTTAATTACAAGGTGTCTTCCCTAGTCTATACCTCTACAATATTTAATACCTTTTCAGGAACACAACTGCTAGTACAGTTTATATACAACCAATGGCTTTTTAGGGATGCCTAGTATATTGTTTATCTTCAAGCAAATGATTTATCTTATTTCCTTAACAAGAGTTATAAGTCACTCCCTCGCAATTTGAAAAGCATCTTTCATCAGGACTACATTCACCTGTTATAACTCAAGCTTTGGAAATATGATTAATCTCTTTAACGTGGATTAATCATTATAATATAGAATCCAGCTTTGATATTCTATTAGCTATTATGTCCACTATTTCAGGATAGCTAATCATAGATAATATCTCAGCCAGACTCTCTAAAGTTTTATTTAAAAGAAATATAATCATATTCTGCTTCTATCTCTTTAGTTGTAAGTGGAACAGCATATTTTTCAATAGCTGTTTTACCTGTTATTAAACAAGTAAATTGAACTGTAAAGTGTTTCTCATCTTTTAATACAGTATGAGATACTCTTTTTGTTGGATTGTGTGTTGTAAATAACATTGTTTTGGTTTTAGTGATACATATAATGTTCTCCTTGTTTTTCATAAATTATTCTCACATCTTCCTTAGTTATTAGTCTTTGACATCCAACTGATGATTCATTTAGTTTAATACCATAGAATTTATCATTTTTAATGTCAAAACATGTATATTCTAAGCCAATATGACTTCTATACCAACCTAATGGAGGTGTGCATTTAACAATTTCTACTCTGTACTCAATTTGAGTTTTGCTTGTGTTATTATTACACATGTAGATTGGTTTGGGTTTAAAAATAAAAGCATCATACTCTGAACCATAGACTAAATCTTTTTATAAAATCTACTTATCATGTGTATGATGCCCTGTTACGACTATTTAGTTCGCTAGCCGTTAAATTTCTGTTTCTTCAAAAAATTCTTTGAAGGTATTCTGTGTTATATCAAATTGTGTAGTTGGTTTAGCTTCACTATCTGGTCCTATGTATTTACAACTAAAATACTTTTCAGTTTTTATAGTTTTATAATACTCAGGAATAAAGATGTAATCGTCTTTATTGACTATGAAGTTATCACATTTAAACTGTTGTGTGCAAATTGCTATCATTTAAATCCAATATTAATTGGTTGAAATTTGTTTCTTAAACAGATAGTTCTTCTGCTTAATGCTGTTGTGTAAAGAGCTAATGTTGTTTTAATTCTTGATCTTTTCATTGGTTTGATTGTTTAGTGAGTGTGAATAAAAAAGTTTAGTTTTATTTATTGATCCAATCTATTAATTCATTTTTATTTAAACTAATTTGTTGTTTAATAAACACTAAGTGCATTAAAAAGAGAAATAGTGGTATCATTATTAAATGTAATTGTGCTTCTGCTTGAGCAATACTTATAGCATTTAACATCCATATTAATGCTACTATTAGATTCATTATTATTACTCTAATAGAATTTTTCATCATAAAGGCTACAAAAAAGCTACTTAGTAGTATTATTAATAGTATTTTCATTGGTTTATTTTAAATGATTTATTAGGTAAATTACAAATATCTTCTTGTTCTAAAGCTCCTTCGTAAATATCTAATTTTATTAAACTAATTTTTTGATCATCTGTTAAGTCTTCTATTTTTGTTTCTTCTGGTATTTTTGGGATACAATTGTTAAAATACCATTTTTTTCTTTGTTCATTTAAGAATACATCAGTTAGATCAATTTCTTGATTTAAAATATCGAATTTAATTTTCATTGTTTTGGTTTTTGGTGATTAATTAATTTTGGTTATTTACTTAATAGTTAGTAATTTGGCAAACTCTTCTTCAAATACTATATTTACAGGAATAGTAGTACAACTAAACATATCAGCCATTTGTTGGTTGGTATATCCATTTAGATTATTTCCTTTACCTGAATATATGATATAGAATTGTAAATGTAAGTTAGCATCAGCATAATTATATAATGCTTTAATTTGTTGTTTTATATCTGATGATGATATACTTGGATGTTTAGATTTAGTTAAATCTTTGGTAATAATACCATATGATTGTCCCATTAATCCTTTTCCTTGTCCATATTTTGCACCAAATAATCTTCTTGCTGTTAATGCTGCTCCTTTTCCATGTCTGCCTTGTGGATTGGAACCAAATACAAATATACCATTATTTGGTAGTTTTGTAATAAATCCTTTATATGTGTTCATTTGTTAAGTTTGGCTATATATTGTGAGGAAATTGTGTGTTTTTGTGGTTTTTGGATTTGTTTGTTTATTGGATTTGTTGGTCAGGTACGACTCGTATAACCCCAAATAACTAATAAAAATTAACACCTGCACCCGCAATGAATGCAGGCTTACCTAATGACCTCGATAGTCATCGTGTGAGTCAACGGTAAACACCAATTAAGCCACTTGTTCGTAAGAAACTGATGATATAGGTACAGAAAGATATTAGTCGCAATGCTTTCATTGGTTTTAATCTCTCCAAGCTGTTTAATAAACTCTTTCTTGTACCTATATAACTCATCAGTCAACTATTAGTATTGCACTAATAATCTGAAACATAAAAACCCTTATATTTATATATTATGGAACTATTGTCACGCTGTGAGATAGCTCTGCTTAAAAAAATAACAGAGAGGATAGCTATTTAACTGTTATTGATTGTTTAATCTACTAAGATTCAGTAGTTAAACTTGCTTCGGTTGTGTTAGCAATCTTTGGTGCAGGTGCGTTAATTGGAGTTAAAACCAATTTAGCAACCAAACTACCATCTTTGCGAGGTGGTAAACCTTCCCAATGTGATGTAGTAGCTTTTGCTGTTCCATTTTTCAACAATGCTTTAACTTCTTCTATGTTTTCACGAGTTACGTTTAAATTCATAGAATACATTTTATTGTTAAAATGTGTTTTAACAGGAACTTTAACAGAAGCATTAATACTTTCAATTGGTTGCGTTCTTAGAGTTTCATTTTCTCTATCAGCAATTGTTGTATTTTTGCTTAATTTGTAGTCCAATGCAAATGTACCTTCAACTGTCACATCAAATTCATCTGATATGTCCGCAGGCATTGAGATTGATTGTGTACTACCAGCGAATCGTGCTGATTGTGGCAATTTGCCATTTTCGCCAAATAACTCATTAAATGCGTTATCAATAGCGTTCTCATCTTTAGCATCTAAGATAATACTATCTTTTAAGATGACACCACTTTTATTAAGTGCTGTTTGTGCTGCCAAAACTCCTATAAATCGGTCGTTTTTGGTTTCTTCTTGTTTTTTTTGTGTATCTTCCATATATTTGATTTTAATTTTGGAGTTAAACACTGCAATTTAATTTTGTATTTTAGCTATCCCCCCTGTCTTGCAGTGCAAGTTTATGTGGGGGTTTGGTTTGTGGTGGTATCAGCATCCGCTCTCACACAACTTTTAAAAAAAATATAAAAAATTTTACAGAACAAAAGCTTAACAATTTGTTAACGCAAAAAATTTGGATAATTAGTTTTTTTTTCGTATCTTTGCACTGCAATCTACAAATACAGCAGTAAGAGTAGTACAGCCTAGCAGGATAAGAGATTATAGACCACTAGGCATAGACAGAGGATTGTAGGGTTAAATAGATCCAGAGTTTTCTCCTCTAATTGCAAAAATGACTAAGATATAAGTTTAAAGTTGGAGCATTAGATATAAGTATTGTCTTCTGAATTAACAGAGAGATTAAGTTTCCAAGTGGGTGTAGGCAAATTTGCTGACGTACAGTTTAAATGAAAATCTTAGTTTAATGGTTACTACCTATTAAAACGAAGCCGATTCGTAAGGGGATTGGTATATCAATAAGAAAGATATGAAAGAAATTTACACAGATTTAGAGAAGAAAGAAATAGAAGATCGACTTAGAAGTCCAATTATAGTATGGGAGATTACTAGGATCCTAAAGAAAGATGAGATTACTAAAGAAGACATAGAGAGAATTAAGGGTCTTTTGGAAATTAAATAATTTTTATTTATTTTTCCAGCACATTAAAATAAAAAGTATTATCTTTGCAACACAATGAAAACAGGAGGAGTTTTAGAGAGATCATTAACTCGAAAAGATTTTTATGATACTTTTCTTATTATGTTAGGTTCAAACTATCCAAAAGAAAGAAGATTAACAGAAAATGAAAGAAAAGTGTTAATCGAGTTTATGGAACTAACAGATGAGAAATTTAAATACAATAGATTTGGAAAAATAGCAAAAGACAAGGTTGCTGATACTTTGAAAATAACTAAACCAAATCTTGAGCGATACATTAAGGATCTTAAAAAGAAAGGATATATTGAAAAAGATTCTGATAATATCAGCTCACTAAATAGAATGATAAATAAATTATTAGAAGTAAATGAGTTAGAATTAAATTTTAAATTTAAAATAAATGATTGACGATATGGTTAACATCTTGGATAAAATAGATATCAAAGAAAGAGAGATGTTAAAAGACAAAGCTGCTTTAAAACAACCAGCAAGTGATTTCCTAGTATTGGACCGGATTTCTTATAACGCTTTAAAATATGAAAGAGGCTTGGGAGAAGAGCGAGAAATGGAAGAATACCACGGATATATCATAACAGTTGTAGATAAATATGAGGAATATATCAGATTTGTATAAAAGAGTTGCTGAAAAACATGGTGTATCAGAGGAACTAGTTGAGAAAGTAATACGACATAACTTCTCATACATAGCTATGCATGAAAGAGAGAGAAGAACAGATCCTATCTTGATACACAATTTCGGTACATTTTCAGGTTCACTAAGCAAAACTAATGCTGAGATAATGAAATATCTTAGGTATTATAAAGCAGGTAAAACAACCAGAGAATTTACAGTTGAGATAGTTACCAAACTATGGAACTTAAGAAATGAAATAATAAAGCAAAAGATATGTACTTAAATGAGTATGAATTCATAAAAGTAGTAGACCTTTTTAAAGAAACAGAAGAAGAGGTTATAAATGAGAATGGAGAACTTGAAAGGATTACTTTTAAAATTCCAGTTAAAAGAAAGCTGGAAGTTCCTTGGCAAGTTCGGGACTTAACAAAAGTTCATGATTTTCAACCTTATTATAATGATAAAGGAAGATTCATCAAAGGTTATACAAGTATAATGCATGATCTTTATGGACCTATAGTTGTAAAAGGAGATTATCAAAAGTTAAAACAGGATTTAAACAAATCAGAACACAAAACAATACATGGCTTCAAACAATACAAAGATTAACGGAAAAGGCGTTAATGATACAAAGATTAGAAAAACAGGATTGACAACAACAACAATAACTAAAGATGGTATTATACCAGCAAAGGAAAGTGCTTTCAAATCAGAAAGCTTTGGTGACTTAGCAGATATTATTGTACCTGAAAAAAGGATTTTTACATCAGAAAATGATTATCAAGTAATTGGTAATGGTTTATCAGATGGTTTAGCACACAATAAAAAAATAGATGAGCAAAATGATAAACTCTATTCAGAGAGGGATCCAGCTGCAGACAAGATCATCTTGTTAGGACCTAAAGTTCTAGTAAGAATGTTAAGATTAAAGTTATATAATTCAGCAGGTATGTATACAGGTGGTAGAACTCATGAAGTTTTATCTAAATCAGAGATGAGAAAGAATGTAGAACAATTACCAGATCATATGCAGTTTCAAGATAAAGGAGTAGTAATCCAAGTATCAGATACTTGTACGGAGAATTTTAAAGCTAAGGTAACACCAGGTACAATTGTAGAGGTAGATCCAACAGCTTTCAATCCAGGAAGAATGCAGAGATGGATTCATAAGGATAATGTAACAAATGATTTTGACAATTACTTTATTATACCTGAATTTGTAATTGAAAATATAGTAAAATAATGGCAGAAATAACTTGGAATAATATAAAACAATTTGTTCAAGGAAACTTTAGAATGTTCGCAGATTCACTTGGTAGGTATACTACCAAGTATTTGCGTTTAAGTAAACACATTCAAGAACAGGTATACTATAGATCAAGTAAATGTCAAGATTGTTTTAAAGAATCTAAATGTTTATATTGTGGGTGTAGTGTACCTGGAAAATGGTTTGCTGATCAGCAATGCAAAGGAAAAAGATGGCCTGATATGATGTTAAAAGCTGAAGATTGGGAGAAGTTTAAACAGGAAAATAATATTGAAATTCAATTAGATGATAAAGTATAATCAAACAAAAAAAATTAGAACAATTGAAGAGACTGATTTAGTTGTAAGCAATTTAGATTATAATGGAATGGCTTTTGATTGGAATAATATTAAATTCAAAATTAAATTAAAAGAATCAATAAGTGGAAGCTGCTTAATCTTAGAAGCTGAAGATAGAGGTTATCTTAACTCTAAACTGTTAGAAGTTAGAATCCATTTAGATGATAAAGCAGAATTAATACTAGCAAATAACTAAATGATATTTACAATAATTAATAACATACCAAGAATAACTCCTGAAGGTCTTTTTATACCTGAGATGTTAAATATATGGAATGCAGATAAATCTAAAGATAAAATAGTAGCAACTAAAGAGTTGATTTATGTTTATCATATGGCTGATCCTAAATCTGTATATGCTAAATTGTCTCAAGATACAAGAGAAAAAGTTATCATTCATGATTACTTTCAGGAAGAAGAAGGCTGGAAACCAACACCAATTATTCAAGATGCTATTGATAAATATAAGATGTTAATTGAGACTCCTATTACAAGATCATTTAAATCAGTATCAATTGCACTAGATAAGCTAAACAAAACATTAGAAAATTTAGATGCAGCAGATGCTAGAGAAATGAATCAAATAGGTAACACAATAGAGAAGTATGAAAAATATGCTCAGTCTTATATTAAATTGAAAGAAATTTCTGAGAAAGAATTAGAAACAACAAGAAAAATAAAAGGTGGAATAAGACCATCAAGTATATTAAATGATTAATATGTTAAGTAGATTAGATGAATTAACAATAATAATTTATGAATTGCAAAGTAGATTAAAAATGACACAAGGAATAGATAAATTTACTCAAAGTGAAATAAATAATAAATTAGAAATTTTAGAAAATTTACAAAGTGCTTTAAATGAATATTATAAATTATAATGATAAAAGGCTCATACATATTACCAGAAGTAGCATCTGAATGGTCAGATGAAATGTTATATAAGGAGATTCCAAAATCAGTAAATGGTAACATCTCAGAGATGTCCATATCCAATCCGGTTAGGAATACACAATGGATGTACCTTAAATTTCATGATTCATCTCTATTTTCTCCAGCTGCAAATGATTTCAATAGATCCTTAAAAGCATGTAAGGGTACAAACTTACAACCTTCATATACAAATGCAATAGAAGGAACAATTCAATACAACGAGTATTGGGAAACACAACGAAATAGATGTATTAATGGGTATGAGCCAACTTTAAATGGTGTTCCCTGTGGTGTTAAAATTACAGGTGAACACTATTTCTATTTAAACTTTACTAGAATTAGAAAGTATGCTAAAGATGAGAGAACAGGTGAAGAAATCAAAAGATTAGATTTTCCTGATTTCTGTTCAATGGATTACTATTGGTTCTTAGAGCTAGAAAAAAATGAAAATCCACAAAAGTATGGATTACCTAGTTCAGCAAAAAAAGGAATGATATGTGCTAAATCACGTAGAAAGGGTTATTCCTTTAAAAATGCAGCAGGTGCTTTATGGAAATATACATTCTTTAAAGAATCATTTATTATCATAGCTTCTTATTTAGAAGAATTTGCAAATGCAACTATGAGTATGGCTCTTGAGATGTCAAACTTCTTAAATGAATTTACTGAGTTTAGACATCCAAGAATTATCAATAGACAAGATGAAATAAAATCTGGTTATATTGAAAAGGATGCCAATGGTATCCAAATTGAAAAAGGTTATAAATCTATTATAAAGATTATGACTTTTAAAAATTCAGCTTTTAAATCAGTAGGTAAGTCAGCGACTCGTATGATATTTGAAGAGGCTGGTTTATTTCAAAATCTAAAGACTGCTTATACTATGTCAGAACCACTATTTAGAGATGGTGATCGTATGATTGGTATACCTATTATATTCGGTACAGGTGGTGATATGAGTGGAGCAACACAAGATTTTGCTGATATGTTTTATAATCCTAAAAAATATGGATTAGCTGAGTATCAAAACATTTATGAGAAAACAGATGTCAATGGTAAATGTGGTTGGTTTGTTGATGAAATGTGGTTTAGACCTGGTGAATTAGTAATTGATGGAACTTTATTTGAAGGAGTTGATAAAAATGGTAATGCACATAGATGGGTTGCTGAATATAATTTAGATATTGAAAGAGATTCTAAAAGAGGTTCAGATAAGAAAGCATATAACGCTGCTTTAACTCAAAAATGTAAGACACCTTCAGAAGCTTTCTTAGTAACTGAGGGAAATGTATTTCAGACTGCTGAATTATATGCAAGATTATCTAAACTTAAATCAGATGATAATTTTAAATATTTAGGAACTCCAGGAGAGCTTGCTGAAATAGATGGTAAGATTACTTGGGTACCTGATTTAAAAGAACAATTAAAACCATTATTAAATTATCCATTAAAACCAAATGAAGATACTCAAGGATGTATTATAATGTATGAACCTCCTATAGAATATAAAGGAAATATACCAGATGATTTATATATTATAGGTCATGACCCTTGGGGTATTAATGCTGAAGGTGGTAAATCATTAGGTGCATCTTATGTACTTAAGACTAAAAAATTAGGATTACAAGGATTTGGTCATGATGAAATAGTAGCTGAATATGTTGGTAGACCTGATCCAGGTGGTATGGATGAATACAATTATAACTTAGAAAAATTAGCATTATATTATAATGCAAAAATCAATTTTGAAAATGATCGAGGTGAAGTAAGACCCTTCTTTACTAAGAGAAAAAGATTAGATTTATTATGTCCTCCACCATATACAACTATTGCTAGACATTTACAAAGCTCTAATATGGCTGGACGTAAGTTTGGTTATTCTATGAGTTCTGACACAATGAAAGGTATTGGTGAACAATATCTATATGATTGGTTAGGTGAAAGAAGAGGAGTAGATGATAATACTGGCTTAGAATTAACTAATATAGATTATTTAACTTCTAAACCATTAATTGAAGAATTAATAGCTTATAATAGGAAAGGAAATTTTGACCGAGTTATGGCATTAATGGGTTGTGTAATTCGATTAGAAGAAATTTACAATCCTTATGAAAAAGAGAAAGGAGATAAAGATCCTATGGATTTTATTTTTAATAACTCTAAATTATTTAAAAACAACAAAAGAGAACAATATATATATTAAGTATGAGAACCTTTTTCCCAAAACAAAGATTATCTTATTCTCAGAAATCAGAAAATGATTTTGAGAAAGTAAGACAATTTGTAAATTCAATTGTTAGATATCATCAAGAAGATTTTTGTTTAACATGTGATGAACATAAAACAGGACATAATGATGATAATACCTATAATGGAATGAATTGGCAGCATAGACGACTAAAAAATATGCTATCAAATTATCGATTATATAACAACCAATTAGATCAACAAGATTTTGTTGAATATTGTGATTCATTAGGAATCAAAAAAGAAGTAGGTGCAATTACTCATGATATTAAAGCTTATAATAAAACGTATAATAAAATTAATGTTTTGTTAGGTGAAGAATATAAAAGACCCGATAACCAAAAAGTAGTTCTTGTAAATGCAGAAGGTATTAAATCCAAAGCAGAATATAAGAATAAACTGTATCGTGAATCAATTAATACAGCTTTACAGCAAGAGATACTAAAAGTTAAAAAACAATTTCCAGAAATAAATCCAGAAGCTTATCAGTCTCAAGAAGCTTATCAACAAGCTATGCAGGAACAAGAACAAGAAATCCAACAAATGGTTGATAGTGTTATGGATCCTGAGCAAATTGAAAAGTATATGGCTGAGACTTATCTTGATGCAAAAGAGATATTAGCAGGTGACTTGCTTAATTACCTATACTATAAAGAAAACATTAAAGAGAAAAAAAATGATGGATTTAAACATGGAAATATATCAGGTGAAGAACATGTGTGGATTGGAATAGTAAATGGAGAACCAGTAGTGGAAGTTTTAAATCCATTAAAAATGTTTTTTCATAAATCACCTGAAGTAAAATATATTCAGGATGGCCTATATGCAGGCTATAGAACATTTATGACAATTGGAGATGTATTAGATAAATTTTGTGATGATCTTACAGAAGATCAAAAAGATATTTTAGAAGATAGGTATTCATCTAAAATAGATGGTGCTGATTCTAGTCTTATATCACCTAGTATGAAATATGGAGATCTTGATACATATGAATATAAATTTGCAGAACAAGGTAGATATTATGCTCGATTCGGATCTTATGGACCTAGCTTTTATGATGATATAGAAGTTATTCATTTAGAATGGGTATCTCAAAGAGAAGTAGGTTTTTTATCATTTACTGATGAAAATGGTGAAGATCAAATGATGAAAGTAGATGAAAGTTTTGAAGTACCTAAATATGCTAAAAGGTGTGAATATAAAGATGAAAATAATAATCCTTATATTTGTTATGAATGGGATAATTTTTCATTAGAATGGGAATGGATTCCAGAAGTATGGGAAGCTGTTAGAATAGATACTGATATATTTGTTAATGTAGGTCCAAAACCTAATCAACATTATTCTTTAGATAATCCATATAAAGTTAAATTAGGTTACTATGGAGTAGTATATAATAATATGAATGCTACATCTCAGTCTACAATGGATAGAATGAAACCATGGCAATACTTATTATTAATTGGTATGGATAGACTTAAGTCTTTAATTGCTAAAGATAAAGGTCAATTAGTTGGTATTGATACTTCAAGAATTGATCCTAACTTTCCAATTGAAAAAACTATTCACTTTTTAGAACAAGCAGGTTATTATGTATATAATGGTTTACAAGGTGGAGAGAATCCAGGTTCTTCTACAAGACCAGGTATAGAAACAATTGATGCATCAAGTATTCAACATGTTTTAAACTTTGTGCAAATCCTTGCTTATTTTGATGAACAAATTTCAGATGCAGCTGGTGTTACTAAAGCAAGAGAAGGTTCTTCTGCTCCATATGAAGCAGTAACAAATAATCAACAATCTATTATGCAATCTTCTTATATTACTGAACCATTGTTTATGGTTCATGATAACTTATGGAGAGAAATTAAAACTGGATTGATTGAAGTAGCTGAAGTAGCTTATAAAAGAAAACCACTAATTACACAATTTGTTTTAAATGATGGATCAAGAAAAGTATTAGAAATAGATGAAGAAGTATTTAATAATGCTTCATATGGTATCTTTAATTCAGATAACTCTAAGGACTACCAAGTATTCCAAGAATTAAGACAACTTACTCAACCATTATTACAAAATGATAAAATAGATATAGATGACTTAATTGAAATCTTGAATGCTGATAGTATGTCTGAATTGAAAAGAGAGTTAAAAGCTTCTAAACGTAAAAGAGAAAAACGTGAAGAACAAATGCAACAAGCTCAACAAGCTTCAGAAGAAAAAATGGTTCAAATGCAAATTGATGCAAGAGAAGATGAGCAAGCACATGAGAAAGAATTGGCTTTACTTAAAGCTGAAACTGAACTTGCTAAAGCTCAAATGGAATCTGAAAGATTTGCTAAAGCTCAGGATGTTAATAACAATGAAATACCTGATACTTTAGAAGTTGTTAAAGAGAAAGCTAAGATGCAACATGAATCAAATGAAGCAGCTAAAAATAGAAAACATGAGTCTTCTGAGGCTGAAAAAGACAGAGAAATTGAATTAGCTAAAATTGCTGCACAAAAACAAATTGCTCGCATGAAACCTAAACCGAAAGCAACTAGTAAGAAAAAGTAATGGAAGAAGAAAAATTAGTTAAGATCTATGCTTTAAGTAATTCAAATTATCCAGATAATTATCGTTATATTGGAAAAACTGCTGGAGAATTAAAGCGTAGATTAAAACAACATATAAGCGAAGCTATAGGTAAAAAGAAAAATTGCTCTTATAAAAATAATTGGATTAGAAAAGAATTATTAAATTTAAATAATATTCTAATTACTTTAATTGAGGAAGTAAAAGAAGAAAGTTGGCAAGAAGCAGAGAAATATTACATTAAATATTATAAAGAATTAGGATTTAATTTAACAAATTCAAGTGAGGGAGGAGAAGGAATAATAAGAAATCCAATAGAAAAAAAAGAAGTAAAGACTATTAAAAAGAGAAAAAGGAAGAAAGGAAGACCAAAAAAACCAAAAAGTTATTATAAAAAAGTACCTAAAAAAATAAAAAATGAGTATTTTATTGATAAAGATGGTAATAGAAAAGTATTAACTTTAGGTATGAAAGCAAGATTAGCAGCTAAAATGGACAATAAATCAGAATGCATGATAAACCAATAAAAGCTATAGTTGTTAAGCTTTAATAAAAAAATATTACTAGATAAAAATAATTTCATAACTTTGCAAACTTAAAATATGATAGAACAGGCAGAAAAATTTGAGGAAAAACTAGAAGGATTTAATTTAGAGTTGTTTACAATTCCAGATGAGTCCGCATTTATTCCAGGAGAAAACTTTAAAGAAGAGGTTGAAGAAGTTGAAGAAGATAAGAAAAAACCTGAAATTAAAGAAGAAAAGATAGAAGAAGTAGTTGAAGAAACAACTGAAACTGAAGAAGAAGAGGAAGAAGAAACAACTGAAGAAGTTGAGCTTAGTGAAATAGGTAAGACAATGTCAAGTTTACTTGAAAAAGGCATTCTTCTTTTACCTGATGATTATGAGTATGAAGATACTGAAGAAGGCTTACAGAAAGCTTTTGAGGATTCTGAGAACTTTCGTAATCAATTAGCTTTTCAAGAAGCAGTTAAATACTTAACTTCTAAAGAAGGATTGGATGCTTTTAAAATAGAGAAATCAATTAAAAAAATTGAGTCTTATCAAAACATGGATACAGAGACTCTTAAAGTAGATGAAAAGTTAGAAGTAATTAGAGAATTCTACAAGAGTAAAGATTATGAAGATGCAGACATTGATAGTTTAATTGAGGACTTAGCTGAAAATGACATCAAATTAGGAAAAGAATTAGGTATTGCAGTTAAATACTTAGAAAAAGAAGAAAAGAAAAGAATCGAAGAAGAAACTAGAATGGCTGCTGAAAAGAAAGTAGTACAAGAAAAGGCTTATAAAGAATCTCAAAATATTCTTAAAACTAAGTTACAAACTACATCTGATTATAATGGATATGTAATTAATGATGCAAATAAAGATCGAATCTTTAATGCAATTTACAAACCAATTAAATTAGATGATGGAAATATTACTACAGAGTTTAATGATAAATTAACTCAAGTTTTAAATGATCCAGATAAAGTTTTAGTTTTAGCTGATCTTTTACTAAATTCAACAGAGAAAGGATTTGACTTCTCAAAAATGCAAAAAAAAGCAGAAACAATAGCAACAAAAAATATCAAGAAGTCTATACGAGATTTCAAAAATACAAATGTAAAAAATAAAACCAATGGTAAGAGCGGACAGAGTCAATCAGACTTCGACTTATCAAAGGCGAGTTTAGGCTTCAAATATTAAACACACTATTTCGAATAAATTTAAAATCAATTATTAACAAAACGTATTAAAAAATGGCACAATTACCTTTTCAGACAATAAAACATTATGAAGGTATGGCAGGTGGAAACTTCACAGATTCCGATCACTTAGCCGCAGCTTACGATACAGACAAGCCACAAGTGCTTGAGCAAACGTTAGCACAAATTTACAGTTCAACTGACAGGTTTAATGGTAAACCTTTACTTGGTATGACTGTAGCCAAAGGTAAAACTTTGGAATTAGAAACAGACATCTATCGATGGTACCTTGAAGGTTCTGAAGATAAATGTTTACGCTCTGTAGAGAATCTTGAAAGAGCAGCAGGTAATATGACACCTGGTATTAACAAAACAAGTTTCAAAATTAAATTGGATGAGGATTGGTTTTCTCGACCGGATGTAATTTTTGGAGAAGACAATGATTATGCTATTCAAGTGTTAGAAGGTCCATTCCAAGAAGGTACAGGTTATGTTTACCTATGTCAATTGGAAACAGATGACTACTCTAAATTTATTCCATTGGAATTATTAGATGCTGGTAAAGAATTTAGTAAAGTTTGGACAACTGTTCAATCTGAGATGAATACTGATTATGGTACACAATCTTACAGAGGTGTATTTCAATTAGAGTCTCAAATTGGTGGTTTTGCTCAAAAATTAACTGTAACTGACAAAGCATTTAGACGTGATGGTCGCTTTGGTATTCCTTTTACCTACAAAGGTAAAAAAGTAGAGAAATTCATTCCTATGGCTCAGGCTAAAATGGATAATGAATTCTATATGTCAATGGAAGCCCAATGGTGGTATGGTGAAAAATTCACTGGTAATGGTCCTGATGGATATATCAAACGCCAAGCACCTGGTCTTCGTCAATTGTTGAAAGATGGTTGGGTAGAATATTACAATGGTCCATTGACAGAGCAAATGTTAAAAGAATACTTAATGGATATCTTCTTCTCTCGTGAGGATGAGAATAACAGAAAAGTAACTTTGATGACAGGTACTATGGGTTCTATTATGTTCCATGATTTATTGGCAAGTTCTGCAAGTTCATTCTTGACAGTTGATAGTCACTACATCACTGGTTCAGATCCTAGACACTTATCATATGGTGCTCAGTTTACACATTATATTGGACCAGAAGGTTTGGATGTAACAGTAGTTAAGAATCCATTATACGATTCTCGTAAGTACTGTAAAAAAATGCACCCAATCCATACTGATAAACCAATTGATTCTTGGAGAATGACAGTATTAGATTTTGGTAGCAAAGATGGTCAAGATAACATCAAAGTTATTAAAGAAAAAGATACTTTCACTTATGGATATCATTCAGGTATTATTGGAAAAGATGGCAAACCAGTTCAAGGTGGTGGAGTTGCTACAATGGATAGAAGTGTTACTTACTTTATATCAGGTACAGGATCTATTCATATGACAGACCCTACTCGTGGTGGTGAGCTTATTTTAGATTTTGATTATTAATAAAAGTTAATTAAACAGGCAAATGACGAATATTGAATCAACAAAAGTTATTATTAAAACGATACCCCGTGAAACCGCTTCTAAAGTCTCTGAGTTTAGAAACGGTGCGAATGGGAAGAAATTAAACCGAACTAAATTAGGAAGATGTAAGGATACTATTAGAGCATTCTACTCTTCAAGAACAGGTGCTTTATTAACAGGACTTGATAAGGTTGTTAACAATCTTTATTACAAGTCAACCAAAGATCTTCCTAAAGAGTTCGAATATTTGAAAGCACAAGAAACTGCAACACTTCAAGAACTATTAGAAGTAAAACATGGGAAACCTAAAAACTTCTATACAAATAGAGCTTGGAATCCAAGAGATGGTTATAAACCTGAGAATCTAACATTTTTTCAGCAATTTAAATATTCTCTAAATGATGGTGCAACAATATTAGATTTATCTAACCCATTGGAAGAAATAGCTTATTACATGTTAAAAGCTAGTCCAAAGGTAGCAGAGTCTAATAAACCAGAAGATAGACATAAAAAACCACGAGCAGATTTCTATATTGCTGATAAGAACGAATCTATTCAAGAGAAGTTCACTAAGAAAAAATTATATGGTGAAGCTAACACTAAATTGAATGATCCTAAATTCACTCCTTCTTACCAAAGAAAAGTGTGTAAAGTATTACAATTAGTTAAAGGTGATGTAACAACCATTCCAGATGAACAAATCTATTTAATCTTAGATACTTTTATTGAAGAAGGATTAAGAACAAAAGAAGACAACTTAACTAAATTTTTAGAAGTTTATTCTTTAACACAATCAGCTGAAGGTAGAAATGAACTTGAAGCAACAGTACTATTAGAAGACTTAGTTAACTATAGAATTGTTACAGATTCAAGGGGTACTTATACTTGGATTTCTAAACAGATTATCATAGGTCAAAGAAAAGTAGAAGCAGTAGACTTCTTGCTTGATCCTAAAAAACAACCTGAAAGAGACGAGCTGGAAAGACAGTTAAAAGCAAAATTAATTAGATAAGAATGACAATCAATGAAATGCATTATGATTTTAAGGTTAAAATAGACAAGGTTGATTCCATGTCTAAGAAAAACTTTTTACCTAATGAGATTGATTGGATAATTAATGAAGCTATACAAATCTTTGTTAAACAAAGATATGGACAAAATAATTCAAAGAGAGCAGGCTTCGAATCTATACAGAAACGAACTGATGATTTACGAACTCTACAAATAAAGTCGCCTACAGTTTTACAACCTGGTGTGATGCCTGTTCAACACCAGGGCGACGTATACGAGTTTAGAATCTCAGACTTTAAATTTCCATATTGGTTTTTAACAAGATTAACTGCAAAAGTAAAAAAAGATGATTGTACTAAAGTAATTAAAGTTAGACAAACACAACATGATGATTTATCTACTGCATTAGAAGATGAGTTTTTTAAGCCTGATTTCATATGGGGAGAAGCCTTAGCTGTTGAGGCAAGAACTGATGAAGCACAAGATCAAAAGGGTAGTATATATGTATATACCGACAATTTCGAAATAGTTGAGATTTACCCAGAATACCTTAAGAAACCAAACAAAGTATGGATAGGTACATATAATACTAAAGATGGACAAAATACCGTTGGTGATCCAATAGTACAATGTGACTTACCTGAACATACTCACAATGAGATTGTAGATTTAGCTGTTCTTGAATGTTCAAGAATAATTGAAAATCCACAATTTTACCAATTAAGACAGCAAAAATTAAAAGAAAACGAATAATAATTAAATTAAAAACAAATGAATCGAACAAGAGACAACAAACGTCCTATTGAACAAATTTTTGTTGCAAAAGCTGGTGTTACAACCGCACATGCTGGTGGTGAACCATTAACTGATGCTTCTACTGGAAAAGTAGACTTGGTAGATGGTGAAGTAAAAGTATTTAGCTATGGTGGCTATGGTACTACAGCATCAAATCAAACAATCGCAGCTGGTGGTACAGTTACTAATGCACCTGATATTTTTATCGTGCAAGGTAATCCTTCTGCATCAAATCCTTCTAATGTTCTACCTTATCCTTTGGAAACTAGACCATATGAAAAATCAGAGCCAATTGTTGGTAACAATAAAATTATCTATACTTATAAATCAGCTAAGCGTCCAACGTATGACACTGTTATTATAGGTGACACAGTAGGTAATGCTGGTGCAATTAATGTTTTAGATGAATCAATCTATAGTTTGAAAGTTGCATTTTATGGTAAAGATTTTGATGAAGCTTATTCAGGCACACATCCAAATTCTTTAACTCCGAGTTATACATCGAAAGATTATACAACTTTGACTTATACAACTGCAAAAGCTATCGATGATATCGTTCAGAATATAGGTTACGTAGTTAATAAAAATTCTAAAGCTTTGTCTTTCACAAAAGGCTTCCAAGCTAAAAAACCAATTATTGCATTCGCAGTTGATACAACTGGTACTCAAGGTATAGATCCTAGAACTGTCACAGCTGGTACAGCAATACCTGTTGTTAATACTAATATTGGTATTAGAAGTATAGTATTTACTCAAGAAATTATAAACAGTTTCATTAATTCTGGCTTACCAGCAGATGCCACTATTGTACCTATTGACTTGACTAATGCAGGTGGAACAGGTGGAACATCATTGTTATCTCCATCAGGAAGTACAATTTCTGCTGGTTATAAAGGAATTCTAACATTTACTGGTCAACCATCTAATACTGAAACAGTAGTTGTAGGTAGTAAAACATATACATTCCAAAGTACTTTAACAAATGTGGATGGTAATGTTAAAATTGGTGCAACTGCTGCTGATTCTATTAATAACTTAATTGCAGCTATTAACTTAGGTGCAGGTGCTGGAACAGCTTATGCAGCTGCTACAGTTGCTCAACCTGAAGGTATCAGAGCTCAAAACGCTCCTGGAACTGTAATGGTAGTTAGAGGTAGTGCAGCTAGTGCATCAACTGATACAGTTACTAATGCTTCTTGGGGTAATACAACTTTACAAGCAGCAACAGTAGTTTCTGGAATCGCAGATGCTCTTATGTTAATGGCATTAGATAGAGATGTTGTATTTGAAGACAGAACTAAACAAGTTAAATCTCGTATTGAGGTTGGTTTGTTAGAAGGCTTTAACTACAATACAGTTAAAAATGCTAAAATTCAAACAGCATTTGAGGGTGAAGGTTTGAGTAGACAATGGAGTATGTTTTATAAAGAAACAGCTAATTTAAGAAAATACTCTGCTTACAGAGGTTTTGAAGAGATGAAAACTGAATATCCAGTTCCAATCATAGATGGTACATATTATGATGCAGCAATTATTGAGCATTATCATGCAGACCTAATTGGTACAGATAGTATTGTTAAACCTTTCAAAGCAATTATCTTAATTCCTAATGTTGATTCAGGTGGACAATTAACTCCGGATTCAGGTGCAGTGTCATTAGTGACTACAGTAATCCTACCTTGGATTAACTCTACCGATGCCCCAATCGTTAGTATCTTAGGTTAATAAAAACTTCAAATAAGACTCTCTTGAAATACAGGGAGTCTTATTTCTATATTAAAACACAAAAATGAAATTAGTAACTACAGAGCAAATTGAAGTTGTTAGAATTTCCAAGGACGATGAAGTTCTTAGAAATCTTAGTAATACAATAGATCTAAAGGATTATTTTGCAAAAATTAAGTATAGAAAGAATAATAGTCTTTCTCTTACTAGTTTACCTGATTATTATATACTAAAGAAACAATTTAGTGTACCAGAATATCAAGTAACATTTTCAAATCAATCTCTTAAATTTTCTATTAAGTCTTACATCAATCTCTTAATTTTAGATTATTCAATAAAACCAATTCACATCTCTAAGAATATAATTCTTAACAAACTTAAAAAACTAGATAGTAGAAATATTGGTTTCGTTCCTTTAAAAAACACTATTAATCTAAAAGACTATATATACGATATTATATAATGCCACACTATCCTAAAGAAATATATCTACAAAACAATCTTAGACTTACTGAAAAGAAAAGAGTAAGAAATGATGCTCGTCTTATAGGTAATGAAAGACATGCTGGAATGGCTCCAGTTCCTAATTATTCTATTCCTTTATTAGAATGGCTTAATGAAAGAATTAAGGAAGGAGATGTTATATTTCCAGGATTATCAGAAAGTCCTATAATAGTAAATGATTCTTCGTCAATAGATTTTACAACTTCTGGTGTATCAAATCATACACTAACAGGAGTAGTAAAAATATCAGGTAATGCAGGAAATCAGCTTTCAATTCTTTCAAATGGTTTATTTGTTCCACAAGTAACACAAACACCTTTAACTGTTGTTGATTCTTCCAGAATTGATTTTAGTGTTTCAGGTATAAATAACCACACTTTAACTGGTAATTTGATAATGTCAGGACTTATTTCTAATAATGCTGGAAATAATTTAACATTAGGAACTGATGGTAATCTTTTTGTAAATGTACCCGAAAGTACATCATTCTCTTGTTCAGATTTAAATACATGTTCATTAGATAATTTAGGTACAGCAGTAACAAGTATAAATGGTATAACTGGTGATGGTAAAGCATCTACTCCAATTAAATTAGGAGCAGTGTTAACTCAAAATACATCATTTACTGGAAATTACGATTTTTATTTTGGAAATAAAAATTACATATTTGGAGATGACAATACATTAATTGGTACTACAAGTTTAAAATTTGCACATAAATTAACTAAATCTTTAAATAGCTTATCACAAGGATTTTCAACAAATTTTAAAAATAGTATATTTACTATTGATACAGGATTTTCATTAGGCGCTGGAACTGGATTGTTTAATGATAATAATCTTACAAGATTATATGTCAATAATTCAAAAACAATAGCTTTTTCAGCTAAAGCTGCTAATCAATCTTCTTATGTGCAATTTAGAGGAGTGGGTACATCTACTTTGACAATGGGTGGAAATAGTGGTAATATTGGTGTATATGCAAATCATTTAGCATATACTCAATTAGATAATGATACTGATGATGCAGCTAATAAAGCTAAAATTACTCACTATGCTAATTATCATAGTTTAATTACTGCGCAGAATGTAAACCATAATGAAATAAGTAATTTTTATCACTTATTTCTCGCAGATAGTACAAATAATTTAGCAACTCCAGCATATATAACAAATAAATATGGAGTGTATCAAGAAGGAGCTTTAGATAAAAATGTATTTTTTGGTGATGTAAATTTAGGTACAACTACTTTTACAACGTCTGCAAAATTAAAAATCGAATCAACTACTCAAGGATTCTTACCTCCAAGAATGACCTCTACTCAAAAAAATGCTATTTCTTCTCCCGCTGAAGGATTAATAGTATATGACACTACTCTTCATAAATTATGTGTAAGAACGTCTAGTAGCTGGGAAACAATTACTTCAGCTTAAAAATATAATATGAAAAAGTTTTTAAAGATTTTATTATTTATAATACTACTACAAATGGTAGCATGTAAATCAACATCACATATTGGTACAAGTGTGAATAAGTCTGTAACTGTTAAAGATAGTTTAAGTGAAAAAGAGTATGTAACTAAAATTGATACATTCTATCAGCAATTACCTGATAGTGCTAAAAGTATAATTTATATTAACTGTGATTCATTAAATAATCCACAGATATTTAAAGCTTATACGACACAAGGTGAAAAACTAAAAATGCACTTTAGATTTGGAGATAGTAGTTTAACAACTACTGAAAAAAATAGAAGAATTTCTATACCATTATATGTTGATTGTAAGATTGACTCTAATAAAGTAGCATTCTCATATTTTAATACTCACAAAGAGAAATTTATCTCAAAATCAATAGACTCAAGTGAAACACGAATAATTACTGTACCTGTTGAAAAAAAATTAAAGAAAAAAGAAGTATTCTTCATGCAGTTAGGTAAATACACCTTTTGGTTTTTTATCATAATTATATGTATACTAACTGGTATTGGAATCGCAAAACTAATTAAATATTTAAAATGGCTGTAACAAATTCAGTTTGTATAATACAAACTAATTGTAATAAAATTATAATTCAAGATTCTTCTGATTGGGATACTATTATACCATTAACTGATATTGATAGTAGTTCTATTCAAATAAAATATAATAATACAACATATGATTCTGATTTAAATGGTTATGAAGATGAATTTGAAGTAACTTCTACATCTTTAGGATTGACAAAATTAAAAGATGGTACTTATCAAATTAAAATTACTTATGTAATTGATGATGAAGAATATATAATTGAAGAAGAAATTTTTATTATATGTAATATACAATGTATAGTAGATAGCTTCATTGCTAGTATAGCAGTAGATAATTGTAATGATTGTAATAAAGATAAAAAAAGTTTAGCTTTAGATGCAACATTAAAATTAGATGCTTTAGAAGCAGCAATTGCTTGTGGAGACTTAACCAAGGCTCAAGCAATATTAGATTGGTTAAATAATTTATTAATAAACTATAATTGTAAAAATTGCTAAATGTGTAATTGCAAAGGAAAATGCTCATGCAGTAGTGTAATAACTACAGGAAGAGGTCCTACTGGACCACAAGGACCACAAGGAATACCTGGTACAAATGGAACAGATGGTGTTCTGGATTGGTCTTTATATGATTTAAATTGCTTAGTTAATTCAGGTATTATAAATGAAGATGATACACAAGATGAAATAACTCAAGCTATAATAGATACTATTTGTGAAACTCACACTGCTATAAATGTTTTACCTAAAGCAGTAAATGATTATAGAACAATAGATCAAGATACTACAATTTATATAGATGTAATAAATAATGATAGATATTATCCAGAAGTAACTGTAACTATTACAAACCCTCCGTCTAATGGAACGGCAACTGTAGAAGGAGATAATATTACTATTAAATATATACCAAATACTGGTTTTTTTGGTGTTGATGATTTTGAATATACAATAACAGATTCTTCTAGTGAAACTTCGAGTGCTGACATAATTGTAACTGTTAGGCAAGTATTAAGCCAACAAGCTATAGAAAATATAATAATTGATCAAATAACTACTATATTACAATCAAATGAATATTGGGATTTAGGATTTAATATTGGTGATAAAATTGGTATATCAAATATTAATTTAGTAGATTTTGATTTTACTAATGCTTTTACAGCAGGTAAAGGAAAAAATACGGCTCGATATAAAAAATGGGCTATATGTAATGGTAATAATGGAACTGAAGATTTAACTGAAGGAACATTTAGAGGATTTGACCATACTAATACAGATTATGATGAATCAGCTAAAACTGGAGGTTCTGATACATTATCTTTTACTTTAACTAAGGGTAATATTCCTGCACATGTTCATAGTTATATAGACAGTAATGTTCATTCAGTTGGGGGTGGAGGTCAAGGATTAACTGCTGGAGCAGGAGAACATCAAGAATACTATGAAACTACAAATAATACTACTGCTAATGGAGTAACTGATGGTTTAAAAATAAGTCCTGATGCTATTAATGAAGATGTTAGAAACACATTTAAAACTGTAATACTAATTCAAAAAATAGCATAATGCAACAAGAATATATTGATATATTATTTCAACTTCAATGTTGTATAGCTAATAAAGCTTATAATTTAGCATTAGCTGAACAATCAGGTAGTTCTTGTTCTCAAAAAGATTCTGATATATTAAATGAATTAATTATGTATTTAAGAACATTAAAAAGACAGAATGTAGATAATTTAAATTGTTTAACTTTAAATGAAATAAAATTTATAATAGAAAAAATAAATTATCATTGTGAATATTGTTGTTTACAAATAAATAAATTAAAATGAGAAAATCATCTGCAACAGTAAAAACAGCAATACTAATAAAAATTGCTAAAGAATTACAAAAAATAAATAGTAAATTTTAAACTATGTTAAATACAAGAAGACAGTACCAAGATAATGAAATAGAACAATTAGATTTAATTTATAAAGAATTAGTAAAATTATATGAAAATCTATATAACTATCTTAATGTACCTGAATATGCAGATGATACTGCAGCAGATTCTGATGTAAATTTAAAATCAGGAAGATTTTATAAAATTACAGGAAGTAGAACTATTAATATAAAACCTTAATAATATAATTAAATGATTTCAAATACAAAAATAGATAAAATAGTAAAAACTACTAATAAGTTACAAAGTCCAGATACCGGATTATATAAAATAAAATCAGGTAATAATAAGCAAGATTATGATGTTATTGTAAAAAGTAAAAGTCAAGATAAAATTTATTTAATTGATCAGGAACAATTGCTAACTTCAGGCATTCAATCTATTCAAGAAGGAACAAATATAACAATTGATAATACAGATCCTTTAAATCCAATAGTTTCATCTACTGGAGGAAGTGGTGAAATATCAATTATAGATATTACACATGAAGATTTATATGACTTATATAGTAATTCACAATTAGTTCCTTTACAGTATTATAAAATAACTGATTTTCAAACTATTTATAATCAAACAGGTACAGGCGATTTAAAGGAGTCAAGTGTTGAAGAACTAATTGTACAAGCTAGTAGTGCAGTATCATTATTTCCGAATGCGATTAGCGTAGAATTTCCGACAGACGAAATAGTATATGACATAACTTACACAAATACGTATATAACAAGCGACCCTGCAAAAGGGAAAATCATTTTTAGAAAAAATTTAAACGGAGTTTCAGCACCGTTCGATTTTAGAAAAGTATTGATGTATGATGCACGTAGTACGTCTGAAAACTTATTTTACAAAGACCCTTACGTGTCAGATGTTGCTAGTGATATAGCTAGTTATCCATCAGCTATGAGTTCTATCTTTAGTGTTGAATTTCCAGCATCTAGTATTGGTGGTAGAACATCACTAACGAGTAATAACTTATATTATGAAACTCGTATTTCAGGAGACCTCAACCAATCATCAAATAATGTTTTTGTAAATAATTCATTTACTAACGTTGAACTAGTATCAGGATCTAGTTTCTTTGAATCGTCTTTTGCTGATAATGTTATACAAGTATCGTCATCTATATTTGCTCGTTCTCAGTTTGATGGTCACGTAATTCGGATGACTAATATGCAGATAGAAGATTGTGGCGTAACAGGCTCTACGGATTACTGCACGTCTTCAAGTTGGAGCAATACAACGTTCGGAGAAAATGTAAATGCGGTAATAGGCTCTAATTTTAATAATTCAAGTATAGGAGATAGAGTTGGTAGCTTAATAGGTGGTGAAGTATTGTCATCTAATATTGGCAAAAGGTTATTTTGGTGTACCAATTTAGCATTGTTTAATTCTGACATTGATGGAAATTTTGAAGGAGTTAATCAGTTAACATGGAGCAACACAGATGCTAATTGTGATGTACTATCTATTAATGGATTAACAATGTTTAGTAGCAAGTATGGATTAGAAGATTGTACTATTACAGGTAATTCAATAGCATCAGCATTTGGTAATATAACATTTAATTGTTATGTGATAAATAAAACAATAGACGAAACTACACATCCATTCTTGTTTAATCAATCAGTTCATAAAACAATATATCAAAAACCTAATGGTGAATATTGGTATCATTATATAGATAATTCAAACAGTTTTGTTTTTACTCAAATAATATAAATATGTCAAATTTTTTAAAAGAATTATTATCAGATTCTACAAAAATAAGTAGTAAACGTTTTATAGGTATTCAATCTTTTTATTTACTTATTGCTATTACAATAGTAGCTTTATCTTTAACTAATACATTATTAGCAAATATAGAAATATTAAAACAAATTGAATATCATTTATTTTTAATAGTTATATCTGCATTTTTTGTTACTGGTTCTGAAAATATTGTAAAAATTATAAAAAATAATAAAGGAGAAGAAAATGATACACAATCCTCATGATTTTAGTTTTAATGATAATACAACATTGCTAAGTAGAGTATGTGGAATATTCACATACTTTTTTTTAACTATATTTAATGCAAACCCTTTAAAAGACACTACTACAATGGTAGTAACTCCTATGCAAACACATGGAATAAATATTATAGATGAAATTTATTTAGGAACAATAAGAATGGCTTTTGGTATTGCTACTGCTGTTGTTATATATTATTTAACTAAAAAGAAAAGTAAAAATGGATAAAATTACAGAAGATAGAATAAAATTACTACATCCCAAAATTAGAGATGAAGTAACTACTATAATAAATGAAATAAATACAGCTCTTACTGGTAGAGCTAAAATTAGAATTGTACAAGGTTTAAGGACTATTGAAGAGCAAGATGCACTTTATGCTTTAGGTAGAACAAAACCAGGTAAGAAAGTAACTAATGCTAAAGGTGGAAGTTCATTTCATAATTATGGATTAGCAATTGATTTTTGTTTATTAATAGATGGTAAAGAGATATCTTGGGATATGGTTAAAGATTATGATCAAGATAAAAAAGCTGATTGGACTGAAGTAGTTGAGATATTTAAGAAATATGGATGGGAATCAGGAATGGATTGGAAAATTAAAGATAACCCTCATTTTCAAAAAACCTTCAATTACACATGGCAAAAGTTACTACATAAAAATTTAAATAAAGATTTTATTTCTGGAACTAAATATGTTAATATATAGAAAGTGTACATCTTGTAAAGTAGATAAACCTTGCACTCATCAATTCTTTTATAAAGACAAGAATAGATATCTTGGTTTAATGTATAGATGTAAGGAATGTGATAAGCTTAGAAAAGATTTAAGAAAAAATAGATATAAAAATTTTACAGAAGAACAAAAAGACAAACATAAGGTTTTAGCAAAAGAATATAGAAAGACTAAAAAAGGAAAGTCAATATTTGGAGCAAAAGCTTATCAAGAATTTGATAAAAAGAAAGGTTTAGAAAATAATATTACACAACATGATATATTAAAAATACTAGATACACCATGTACTTATTGTGGTTTTCCATCAACTGGGTTCGATAGAATCAATAATAATTTAGGACATATTTTAGAAAATTGTGTTCCTTGTTGTAGAGAATGTAATACAGCTAGAATGAATAATTTTACTTATGAAGAAATGAAAGTTTTAGGTAAAGCAATAAGAGAAGTGAAATTATTAAGAACATAAATAATTAATATTTATATTTTGAACGATTTAGTAAATTTGTTGTATCTTTGTATAAATAAATGAAAATGATTAAGTTACAAATAAGCGAAGAAGAAATTAGAATTATAATCGCTGGTTTAGGTAAACTACCTGCTGAAATTAGCTACAATACTATAGCTAACATTCAAAGCCAAATTTCAGATTATAAAGAAAAACAATTTAAAATGGACTCTGTACCAGAGCTAGAAGTAAAACAACAGGAAAATGACTAAAAAAGATATCGAATTATTTTTAATAGAAAAACCAGGTTATTTAAAGAAAGCACCAATTGAAACTGCAAAAGCAGTTTGGAAAAAATCTCCAAAGTATTCTTTACCTAAAAATGGTATCGACTTAGAAAAAGATTTAAATCTTATTAAAATAGTACAACAAAATTTTAGAAGAGCTCAAACTTTACAAAAAGAAAAAGAAAATTCAGAACTTGTCGATTTATACAATCAGATTCTTAAGCAAAAAAATCAACCTAAAAAAAGATTATTTTTTGATATAGAGACAACTCCTAATATTGTATTCTCATGGAGAATAGGTAATAAAATAAATATCAATCATGATAACATTATTCATGAAAGAGCTATTATTTGTATCTGTTACAAATGGGAAGGAGAAGATAAAGTATATTCTTTATCATGGGATGAAGGAAATGATAAACCAATGCTAGAAAAATTTGCTAAAATTATTGATTCAGCAGATGAAATTTGTACTCAAAATGGAGATAAGTTTGATGTTAAATGGATAAGAGCAAGATGTATATTTCATGAAATTCCAGTAAGTGTAAAATTCAATTCGATTGATACTTTAAAACTTGCAAAAGCTGGATTCTATTTTAACTCTTACAAATTAGATTATATGGGAGAATATCTTGGAGTAGGTAATAAAATCAAAACTGAGTTTGACTTATGGAAAGATATTATACTTGGTAATGATAAAGTTGCCATGAATAAAATGATTGAATACTGTAAAGCTGATGTTGAATTACTTGAAAAGGTATATAATAAGTTAAAATCTTATTGTCCTCCTAAAAAGTTTAAGTATAAAATAAAATGACAGTTATTTTAAGAAAAGGAAAAAGATATTCAGATGAGGAATTAATTATAATAAACTCTGATGATTTTCTATTTACTTGTTCTGATTGTAAAATTACAAAACCAAATAAAGATTTTTATAAAACTAAAAGAAAAGAATTAAAAAGAGGTAGATTTTATACTTGCTATTGTAAAGAATGTAGAAATAATTATAGTAGATCAAAATATAATTCTTCAGAAACTAGAAGATTATTTCTTGTTAATAGAAATTTTGGATTAGATAAAGAAGACTATGAGGATTTATATAGAAAGTCAAATGGTTCTTGTGCAATATGTAATGTAAAAGAAGAAGAACTATCTCAAAGATTAAGTATTGATCATAATCATATAACTGGACAAGTTCGCGGATTACTATGTAGTAAATGTAATAGTGGATTAGGTTTGCTTAAAGATAATATTGATATATTAAATAATGCAATTAAATACTTAGAAAAATATAAATGAAAATAAACGAAGCAATATCAAGATTAAGAGTAATACTAAAGAATGGTATTGCAAGTGATGATAACATGCTATCTAGTAGATTTGTTTATTCTATTCTTAAAACTTTAAGAACTAAGAGAATACGACAAAAACTAGATAGCTATTTTTATTTATCGCCATTTTATTACTCGACTATTGATTGTTTACCATTAGAATTAGGACATTTTGCTGATTGTCCTTGTTTCACTAATGATTGTTTTATTCTTAGAAGTAAATATAAAATACCTAAGATAATGTCAACAAGAAACAAACTAGCTATCAAAGCTGTTAATACTATCAATGGTAAAATAATTTCTGAATCTTCTCCAACTAAAGAAGAATACAAGAAATACACTCGAACTAAAAAAGATGAGTTAGCATATTTTATTCATAATAACTACCTATTTATAAAAGGTTCAACAACTCTTAAAGTTGTATCTATTACAGCTATTTTTGAGAATCCATTAGATTTAACAACTATAAATGCTTGTGATCCTAATGGTAATGAACTAGGTCCTTGTTATGATCCTACAACTCAAGACTTTCCAATAGATGAAGATCTATTTGATGATGTTGAGAATATGGCTTTAGATAAGTTAGTTAAGACTATGATGAGAATGCCAGAGGATAATGAAAATAATGCTAAGAATAATCAAACAGCTAATGATGTAGAATAAAAATATACATTACATTAATGGGTAGAAAAAGATTAAAGAACAATATAACACTAAAAAATATATGGCATACTTATCCTTATAGATATAATAAAAAGAGTCCTTTCTATATAGAGAGGACTGCTTATGTTAATATCTCTAAAGATTTTTTTCAAGAATTAATGACAGAAATAATTAATAATGCCTACGAATACAAATTACCAAATAGATTAGGAATACTTAGAGTTAAAAAGTTTAAAGGTTTAAAAAGACAAATTGACTGGAAATTAACAAATAAGTATTACGCAGAAGAAAATCAAGTAAATACAGAGAAAAAGAGAATATATCATAGTAATACTCATTCATCTGGGTATAATGCAAGATTTTGGATTGATCCTACAATGTGGGTTTCATATAACAAGACATATACATTTATAGCTACAAGAAAAAATAAAAGAGATCTTGCTAAAGCTATTAAAGATGAGAATGTCATTATAAAATATAGAGAATGACAAAAAAACAATTCATATCAATTAATTCTATTGTACCTGATATATTAGATACAACAGACGAAGGTTTATTTTCGATAGCTGATGCTGTCGAATTTGCTTCTAAAGCAATGGGTCAATTAGATATCTATGAAACTTTTGAAGAAGCTGTATCTATTGTTAAGGTAGAAAATCATCAAGCATTTTTACCTTGTGGTTTATTACAGGTAAACCAAATATTATACAAGTTGGATTTTAATATGACTGAAAACGATAAATGTGAATGTAAAGCTGCTAATCAAGTTTATAAAGATTTCTCTTCTAAATATTTTTTAACTTGTGATTATGTAAATAAAAATTGGGCACCATTAAGAGCTTCTACAAATTCATTTTTAGTTTCAGTATTATGTCCTAATTCTCCAAATTTACATACTAGCTGCCAACATGAATTTACTATTCTACCTACTGGTAAAATAGTTACTTCATTTAAAGAAGGTTGGATAATTATATCTTACCTTCGAGCTCCTATGGATGAAGAAGGAAATTTTCTTATTCCTGATGATGAAGAACTTATCCAAGCTTTACGTACCTATATTATGTATAGATTATGGGAGAAAAGATGGAATATGAAAGAAGAAGGTTCAAGAGAACGCTTTGAATATTATCGAAATCAATGGGGAATGTATAAAGGATTAATTAGAGGTAAGTTTAAATTACCTTCAGCTGATCAATGGCAAAATATTATTGAATACTCAAATACTCTTATACCTAAGAGAAATAGATACTATAAGTACTTTGGTACTTTAGGTACTCCAGATAAAACCTTTTTCTAATGGCTTCACAACAAAACAATGTTTTTAATAGAGGACTAAATCTTGATTTAAGAGAACTTCATCAACCAGAAGGTACTTATCGTTTTGCTTTAAATGCAATTAACGAATCAGAAAATAACTCTAATTTAATGAGTTTATCTAATGAATCTGGTAATTACGAATGTCTTAACTTACCTAAGAATAGCTATCCAGTTGGTTCTATATTATTATTAGATTCTGAAATTATATTATTTCTAAAAAGCTCTAATGCTAAAGATAGTATTATATTAGCTAATTTAGAGAATTGTACATATCAAACATTATTAGAAGGAGATTGTTTAAATTTTCAAAATCAAGTTCAAGGAGTATATAGAATACTTAATGGATGTGACAGAGTTATTTACTTTGTAGATGGATTAAATTCAGATAGAGTTGTTAATATAGATAATATATTAAAGAATCCTACATCACATTCCTATTTAAATGATCAAGGTTATTTTGATTGTGAACTTATTAAGAATAAAAGAGATCTTAATTTAGCATCAATTGATAATATAGTTGTTAACAATTCAGGTGGTAACTTAGGAATGGGAGTATATCAAATTATACTTCAGTATGAAGATACTTATGGTAATGGAACAGATTACTTTGGGTATACTTTACCTATACCTATTGTATATGGTAACTACGGTTCAGAGTATAAAAACATTACTGGTGGAGATCCTCTTATATTTCCAACAACAAATAAATCTATCAGCTTTGATATTATTAACATAGATCAAAAATTTAACTATGTTAATGTTATTGCTGGATACACCAAAAATGGTGTTACTACATATTACAACGTAGACAAAGTTGCTATTACATCTGACATATTTAGTTATACATTATCAGATATTACTATTGATGGAACTACTCAATTAACTTATGATCAAGTAATCGTATCAACCAATCCTTATGATGTTTCTGAAACTATTACTCAAACTGATAATAGATTGATTAAAGGAAATGTTAAAGGTAAAGTTATAGACTATTCAGAATTTCAAAGATTAGCAACTCAAATAAAAGTAAACTATGTAACTAAACCAATTAAACATGACAATAGTAATTCATCATCGATATCAGGTTTAGCTAAATCAGGTAAATATTATACTGAACTTAAAACTCAAATGAGAGATGAAATATATTCTAAAGGTATAGTTTGGGTATTTAAAGATGGAACTGAAACTCCAGCTTTTCACATTCCAGGTAGACAAAAGAATACACCGAATAAAATTTCAGCATTTCCAACATCAGATCCAAATACTCACTCTCGTCCTAATAACAATACAGGTAATACTGATACAGGATGGGATTCTGCATTAATATTAGCTGAAAATAGTGGTAATTTGTTACCTGATTTTAAATTTCTTATAGCAAATGATTTTACTATAATTGGAGGTTTAAGATACTGTCCAAGATGGAAAGCATATAATACAGCTTATAGAACAGAACTTAATTCAACAAATGATGAATTTTATTCAAGAGGTGAATTAGCTTACTATGAATCAGAAGAGAGATATCCTACAACTAAAGATTGTAGTGATAATTATATCTATCCAGTAGAAGAAATTGGTGGTAAAATAGTAGGTCAAAAAATCAGACATCATAAAATGCCAGATACTACATTAGAAGAACATTTTGTTTTATCTAATGAAAGTAATTATATTTTACCTTTAGGTTTAGAGTTCTTTAATATTTTAGTTCCTCCAACTTATCAAAATGATATATTAGGATACTATATTGTATCAGAAGAAAGAAATCATAACAATAAAACTATCTTAGATAAAAGTATTATTTATGAGAATGCTATATTAAATAATATTCATATTGATTCTGATGATGATAAAGACTACTATGTACAAACTACTATAGCAGGTAGACATCATAGAGAGCAGGGAAATGATTTTCCTTTTATACCTAACTATTCATCTATTGATACAAGTTGTGGAGAAACGTATTATAATGAAGGAGCTTCAAATATATTATATGATCATAAAAATGTATCTTTTCATGGACCTGTGTCTAAGTTCTATAAGTCAGCATTTAGCTCAGCTTATTTAAAGACTGAAAGAATATTATCAGGTAATTTAGAATCATTCTATGAAAATAAGGCTGATAATGAAATTAGTCGTGGTTACTATCATGCAAAATATAATAATAATTATATTAAATCGAATCAACAAACTAATTTAACTTTATTCAAAGATCCAATTTATATTGAGCCTGATAATGAAGTTGAACAAGGATATCTTACAAATACTTTTTTAAATAATAATGCTCAAGAAGCATTAGTTTTTGAATTAAATGATACTATAGATACTGTATCATCTTCTGATGCATTTGGTGATAATGGAGATATTAATGTTATATATGCTAGTTTAAAACTTTATAATAGAGTTGCATATGGGCAAATAAATTTAAGAAAATATTTTAAAGTACATAATTCATTAATAAATAAAAATATAAATAAAACTATTCAATTTGGTGGTGATTGTTTTATTACGCAATTTAGTTTCTTTAAATCAGCATTTACTAAACGATGTAAAGATAATGGTAATTGTTCTGGAGTTCTTTGTGATAAAAATTCAATTGACTTTGAAGTAGATAAATGTTTAGTTACTTATTTTGTTGAAAGTGAAATTAATACAGAATTAAGACATATTGATATTACTAATTCAGGAGATAAGAATAATAATTTTTGGGATTTTTTCTCTGGAACATATATAGACTTTTTGAATTTAGATTGGAACGGTTATTCAATTAATTTTGATGATTTAACATTAGGGGGTACATCACCATGGCAAACTAATACTTATTTAAAAAATAAATACTTATATAATAAAGATTATTCCAAGTCTGATTCAGTTAAACCTTCATTCTCTTTAGATCTTAATTATGAGTTTTGTAAAGATTGTGCTGAACAATTTCCAACAAGAATAATTTATTCTGAAACTGGAAATCAAGAAGCTAGAGTGGACAACTATAGAATTTTTCTAGCTAACAATTATCGTGATTTACCTGCTAATACAGGTGAAATAACAAATCTATTTGTAAACTTTGATGAATTATATGCTCATACAGATAAGTCATTATTTAGAATTATTACCAAACCTTATCAAATTAATACAGATCAAACAACTCTATATGTTGGTACTGGAGAATTCTTTTCAGTTCCACCAAGAGAAATGGTTTCTATTGATTATGGATATACTGGTTCTAAATGTAAATGGGGAACTAAATCTACAGAATTTGGAACTATATTTATTAACGATTTAACAGGTAAAGTATTTGTATTAGATCAACAACTAAAAGAGTTATCTGATAATGGATTAAGAAATTGGTTTACTGAAAATATTAATTTAAACTTAGATAAACAATATAGAAAGTTATTTGGAAAAGATTATCCGTTAACCAATCAACCAGCAATAAAAAACGGTACTGGTTTCTTTACAACATATGATCCTAGACATAAAAGAATTATAATTACTAAGAAAGATTATCAATGTTTAAACCCTAATGTATTTAATCCATTGTTATATCCTACTTATGATGTTAATAATAAAGAACAATTTATAGATATGTCATGGACAGTATCTTATTCTTTCTTGTCTAATTCTTGGGTTAGCTGGCATTCTTATTTACCTAATTTTTATTTTAATGATTCAATTAATTTTTACTCATCAACAAATGATTCTTCAAAAATTTGGAGACATGATAAGTATAATTATCAGAATTTTTATGGAAAGAAATATGATCACATAGTTGAATATGTTCTCAATAAAGATTCAACTATTACTAAAACATTAGATAGTATTGAATATATATCTAAATTTGAACTCTTAGATTCTAATAAGAATTATTGGATTGATAAAGACTATAATACTTTTGATAAAGTTTTAATATATAACTCTTATCAAAGTTCTGATATTAGACCTATTAAAGTTAAGAGAGATGAAAGAATTGATTATTATAATTTTGATAATGATACTTTCAGCGTACTTGGCTCTAAGAATGAGAAGACCTGGAAAATAAGTAATTTTAGAGATTTAATTACAGATAGAAGTAAAGCTTTATTTACTAATGAATGGAATAGTATTAAAAACTCTTATTTTATAGATAAGGTTCCTAATAGTTTAGTACTTGATCATAATAAAGATTTATATGAACTTGAAAGATTTAGAGATAAATATAACTTAGTTAGATTATTTTCTAATACAAAAGAAGACTTTAAAATTACAACAGATTTATTTTCAAGTATAAATAATATTTCTTACCGATAATCAATATTAATTATCAGCTATTTTGATAATTTAAAAAAAATTTCTTATATTTACACTTTATAAAAATTATGAAGAAAAAAGCAAAAAATAAAACCTTACCAAAGTTTGGTTATAGTGGTAACTTATTTGGTTCAAATAATGAATTACAAGGACCAACTGTACCATTAGCAGATTCCAATATGTTACAAGGTTATGATTCTGGTATGAGTAGTACACCTGATTTTTCTACTAAAAATAACAGTTCTAAATTTGGAATGGCTGGTGGAATTATGAATGGTGTAGGTAGTTCTATTCCTTCAAAAGTAGAACTTACTTCTGAACAAAAATCATTAGAAGCAGGTAAAGATCAACTGGCTCAATCAAATCCTTTTATAGGATTTTTTAGGGGTATTGAAAAAATGGCTAATGGAATTGGAGGAGCTATTGGTGGAGAAAAAGGTGAAAAAATAACAAGAGGTTTTACAGATCCTTTTCAAGCAGGATTAGGAAATCTTCATAATAGAAATCTAACTACAGGACAAAAGATACTTTCTTTTTTACCTGGAGCATCTGGTTTTATAAATTATGATGGAGATAAAAGAATGAATAAAAAGTATGAAGCTGTTAATAAAAATGCTAACAACTTCTCTTTTGGCGTACCTACTTATGCTAACGGTGGAAAATTGTTTAATCAAAATGATGCTAAAACTGATACTAAATTTCAAGATTGGTATAAAGCAAATACTTTAGAAGGTCAAAATAAAGTTCCTTATTCTGATAGTTTAGATTATGATTATTATTCTTATTATAAGAACGGTGATCTAAAAGGTAGTATTAGTAATCACTTTACTGACATGTACAAAAGACCTAATCATCCTACTTTCTCTAATGAAAGCTTATATAGTATTCCTGAGAATCCAGGTGGAATGTGGAAAGGTAATACTTATATACCTAAAGGTAAATTTCAATATGCATTAGGTGGTGTTCCTCCTAACCAAGCAGATATTGAAGCTGAACAGGGTGAAGCTATGCTAGGTCCAGATAATAATATACAGAATATTGAGGGACAAAAGCATGAACAAGGTGGAACTCCTTTAGCTCTAAATGGTAATGAACAATATATTTATTCTGATAGATTAGGATATGATAAAAATGATATGCCAACTATTAATATAAATGATGTTGCTAAAACATTTGCAGATAAAGCTAAGTCTATTGAAAGAAAATATTCTAAGAAGAAAGATCCTTTAGCTGAGAAAACTAAAGAATTAGAGTTAAATAAATTAACCCAAGATGCTGAACAAGCTAGACAAATAAAAGAACAATTAGATATGTCTAAAGATGTAAAAAGAATACAAGCTAAATATGGTAAAGATTTAAGAAAGTTTGCAAATAGTGGTGCTCCAAATGAGTTAGCAGGTGATCCTTATTCTCAATGGAGTAATTTATTTTATAATAATTCAGGAGTATATCCTGATTCTAATATGTATGCAGGTTTAACAAATAAACCTTATATGAATACTGGAATAGGAATGTTCCAGAATTGGGTTAAAGATAAAGATAATACCATGCTACCTAAATATGGTATTGATGGTAAATGGGGACCTGAAACTCAAAATGCTTGGGCTAAACATGGTTCTGAATATTCTAAGTTAATATCTGATTCAGATAGTAAAGGTGTTCCAATTAATGCATCTACAACAAGTACTAATATAACTGGTACTCCAACAATTAATGCACCATTATTTAATGGTAATTTACCATCTGGTCCTCAACAAGATGCTAATGGTATTGATATTGAAAAACCAGGAGATGATTTTGGTACTGGTATTGGAGTTTATAATACTCCTAAAACAGCAACTGGTAGAAATGGTTTATTTAAAAATTTAACTACTGGAGATAAACTTGGGTTGGCTTCTATGTTACCTGGAACTTTATATAATTTTGCAATGGGATTAAAACCAGCAGAGAAAGAAAAGTTTTATACTAATCCTTATCAAAATGAGGTAGTAGGACTAATGCAAAATAGACGATTCGATGCTCAACCTTTTATTAATGAAGCTACTATGGCTAATGAAACTAATAACCAAAATATATCAGATAATGCTTCTTCAGTAGGAGTTAAATTAGCTAATATGCAAAAAGCTCAAGCTAACTATGTTAATAGTTTGGCTAGTATAACTGGTAAAGCACAAGAAATAAATAATGGTTATAGAGCAGAAGAAGCCCAAGTTAAGAACAATTTGGGTGAAACTTTAAGACAAGAAGGTATCAGACAAGCTGGAGTTAATGCTCAAAACAAAGCTGCTAAACAAGCGTTTATGGCTAAAGCAATGACTCAATTAGGCCAAGGTATAGCTGCTGTTGGACAAGCTTCTAATCAATCATTAACTAATACAATTTTAGCAAAATCATTATCAGAGTTATCTCCAGATTTTGATGTTAAAAAATTAAAAGATCTATATGATCGAGGACAAGTGGATGAAAGTGGCTATTTCTATTTTAATGGCTCTAAGTATCAATACTTACCTGCTAATACAGGAAGAGCCGAAGATGGTCAAGTTGTTAAAGTAACACAAGATCTTGGCTTACCTGTTAATAAAAAAACTCTTTATCCACCAATGACATTTACAACTACAACAACTAAAAAAGGAAAATAATGGCAGATATAAATAGATTTATGGTACCTGCTGAGATTCCTCAGCCTTCGTTTTTTCAGTTACCTTATGAACAGATGAAGCAAGGTCTATTAGTTGCACAACAACAACAAGATCAAGCTAGAGCTGGTTTAGATGCTATTGGTAATGTTCAATTTAATTATTTGACGAATCCAGAAGATGTTAAATTAGCTAATGAAACATATGGTTATATTGACAAAGGAATTGAAGGAATAATTGCAAAGCAAGGTAATGGAGATTTAAGAGGATTAAGAAATGATATAGGTACACATGCAAAGAATGTGTCAAAATTATTTAGACCAGATCAAGTAGTTGGTAAACTACAAAGTAATTATGCAGCCTTTAATGATTGGTATAAAAAACAATTAGATAATAAAGATTTAGATCCTACTTATGTAAATCAAGCTGCTGAAACATTTATGAATGCTTATGACAAGAAAGGTGGAGCTAGGGCTGGTTCTATATCAACTGAAAATTTAGTTCCATTTTTTGATTCATCCAAATTTGTTAATGACAATAAAGATATGATTAAATCTACTCTTGTTCAAAGAGAAAGAGATATATTAGGTGGTAATGGATATAAATATACAGATGAGCAATTATTAAAACAAATTCCTCCTGAAAGAGTAAAACAAACTCTTACAGAAATTCTTATGTCTAATCCTGATTATAATTCATCATTAGCACAAAGAGTTCGATTAGGTAATTTAGGACAAGAATCCATTCCTTTATTATTAGAACCTAGAGATTCTGGTTTAAAAGATATTGATGGAAAACCAATAATGATTTCTGATTTAAATCCTTATAATCCATCAGCATCTGCAATACATGGAGCAATGGTAGGATTAGGAGTAGTTGAAGAAGATAGAAAAAGACATTCAATTGGAACTGATGAACCTTGGTTTAAATTTTGGACTAGAGCTAATGAAGTAGCTGATAAAGAAGAATTACCTTTATTGCCAACTACAGAAGATTATAGTTTAAATTCAGCAGATTTTCAAGGTGATGTAAATAAAATGCAACAAACATATAATGGATCACCAACTCAAACATCTGAAATGTTAAATCTTATGGATCCTATAAAACAAACTATTTTAAATACAGTATATGAAGTTAAAAATGGTAAAAAATTATTAAAACCAGAATGGAAAGAAATTGTGTCTAATACAAAATCTGTTGATGGAACTACAATTCCAGAAGAAGTAATGATAAATATGATGACTTTATCTCATAACGATCCTGTTAATGGTGGTGATGATGTTTACTTTAATGAAGGAGTTGCTAAAAAATATCTTGAAAGTCAAGGTTATAGAACTGAACATACGTTTAAAAAAGATGGATTTTGGAAAGGTTTAAAAAGTTTATATACTGGATATCTTGGAGCAGAAACCGATATACCAAATATATCTACTGGATTAGATCAAGATCATTTATATGGTATGCCTACCTTTAATATTATGAAAGACAAAAATATTAGAACTTTACAAAATAATTTAAAAGAAACATACAATTCGATGAAAAATGTTACTCCAAAAACTGCACAAGGTATATCATGGGCTGTTCCTAAAGATTTTAAAGATCCTTATTTGAAACAAATATCGACTATTGATGGATTAGATGCTTTTAAAGAAGGATTTAATTATTATGATACTTCAACTAAAAAAGGAGGAACATTAACTGAATTATTAAAAGAAGGTAAATTTACAGAAGTTAGAGGTGTAAAAATATCTTCTCAATCAAACGAAAGGAATTCACCACAAGGTATTACTATTACACTAGCAAATAAAGAAGGAGAAACACAAACAGTAAAACTTTCACCTACTACTCAATCTAAGAATAATGGTGCTACTGTTGCATTTGCAAATGGATTAATGAAAACAGCTAAGTATTATTCTAATTTAAATCTTAATGATGCAGGAAATCAAGCAAGAGATAATGTACGACAAGGTGTACAAGAGTCTTTTAACTCACAAGATATTAATGCATTTAGTCCTTCAATATCTAAATCAGCAAATGATATTGCTGGGGCACAAATTGGACAGAATGTTACCGATCCTGTTTTAAATCTTCAATATAAGAAGATTGGTGATCGCTCAGTTCAAGTAACTAATGGTCAACTAAAAGGAACAATATTTATATATAATAATATAGAAGAATTAAAACAAAAAATAGTTTCAGGACTTATAACAACAGGAAAATAATAATGCCAAAAGTAATTGATATAGTATCAAAAGAACCAGCACCTTTAGAATATACATTAGAAAATAATAAATCTTTATTACAACCTTTATCTTCAAACATCATTGAGAATTATGATGCAGATAAAGCTAGCAAGTATATTCAATCTCCTACTTTTAATTCAATGAATCCCGAGAGAGGATACATTGAAATGGAGAATCAGATGTCTAATGCTCAATCATCTACTGAGCAATGGATGCATGGTGTAGGTAAAGCAGTAGTAAACATTCCATTAAAATTTATGGAAGGTAT